AGTGGCGCTCCTATGGGTATGGAAAAACCAATGCAAAGGAGATGGTTAGGAACCTGGCAGAAGTTTCTTTATACAAAGGTATATTTTCCTTTTAAAAAATTCTTTTTTGATTTAAGAAATTATGCGGTAAAAACTTTTAGAGATATTCTTGGACCATTACAGGAATATGTTGATTTAGTAATTGATGGTATAAAAGGTATATTTGATCTTGCTAAAAGTATTGCTTCAGTAGTATGGAAGGGCCTGAAGGGCGGCATTTCCAAAATTCTTGGTGTTCTTGGAATTAAAAAAGCAATGTCTTCTGTCAAAGATGCTGTTTTGTATATGACAGGTAGAATGGAAAAGAAATTAGAAGAAGTTAAAGATGCTATTGTTGATTCATCAGAAGAACAAAATAAAGCAAGGTTAAGAGGTAAAACTGCTCCTGGTAAAAAAGGTGGTTGGAGTGATTTATTATTATTAGCCATTGCAGGGTTACTTGCATGGTTGAAAAGTTTTGATTTAAAAAAGATTTTTGGTGATTCTATTGGTGGTTGGATAGAAAAAATAAAAAATAGTATTATAGATGCTATTAAAGGTATTGGTTTAGGAAAACTAATTTTAGACATGTTAAAAGGTTTAAAATTAGATCAAAAGATATTAGAATTATTTGGATTAGGAAAAGAAGGAAAGTTTCTAAAATGGTTAAAAGGTATTTTTGGAGAAGAAACTCTTATTGGAAAATTTGTAGGATTCTTTTCAAAATGGTTTGGTGAAGGATCGCTATTTAGAAATGTTTTAGGAAAGGCTGGATCATTATTAAAACTTATGGATGAAGTTCTCTTTTTAGGTTTTTTTGGAAAAATTTTTCATTTTGCAGGTAAGTTTTTAAAAATGATTCCTATTCTTGGTCAGATTGTTTTAGCAATAACTGCCGCCCTTGATTTTTTTAAAGGATATAAAGATGAAGAAGCAATGCGTCTTTTTGGTAGTGATGGTATTTTTGCAAAAGTTATGTCAGGATTTTCCCACGTATTGAGTGGATTAACATTTGGTATTATATCTCCAGATACAATAGCAAAGATGTTGAAAGTTCTTACAAACGGTATAGTTTGGATTGTTGATAAAATTGTATGGGCTGGAGAAAAAATGTATGATTTTTTTGTATGGTTAGATAAAAAATTTAATATTGTAGAAACACTTGGTAAAATAAAAGATGGTCTTATTAATACACTTGAAAGTTTATGGACAAATATTAAAAAAATACCTGGGATTGGTAAAGCAATAGCGTGGTTGACAGAGCCAGGAAGTAATTGGAGTAAAAAAATGGCCAATACTGATTTATTTGCGCCAAAAAGTGCAGAAGCGTCTGTTGGTCCAAATACATCACCTTCTGTTATTCCACCTTCTCCGCCTTTGGCTTCTGGTCATACTACAACTTCAACCGGATCATCATCGGGAACCGCCGCAGATAGAAATAATAATCCAGGGAATATAAAATGGGATTACGATAAAAGTGGAACAATGTCTGGTGTAGCAAAAAAATATTCTGAAATGGGGGCTACAAAAGGTTCACGTGCCACTGATGGTGGGCATTTTATACATTTTCCAAATAAAGAAATGGGAATACAAGCAGCCAAAGAACTTGTAAGTTCTGGTGTATATAATAATATGACAGTAGATGAAGGTCTAAAAAAATGGAGTAATCAAGGATATAATGCAAAAAAACTTGGAATGGCTGGCCTTGGTAATAAAAAAATTGGTTCTTTAAATCCAGAAGAAAAAACAAAACTCCTTAATTCGATGTTTGCGGGAGAAGGAAGTACAACAAGAATATCACAACCTGAAATGAAAAATGTTCCCGCAGGTGCGGGGGGAAGTGATGCTGTTAGAAGAGGAGAAGATGCAAACGCAAAAGCATCTCAAATACAAGTAGAAAAAGGAACCACGACAGGAAAACCGAATATGGTAAATGTTCAAACTTCATCAGCAGCAACTGGTGGTCCTGCAACAACATCTGGATCATCGGATAATATTCCAACAATAATTTCCGGTTTTAATATTTTACCGTTATTCAATACAATGTAAGGAGATAAATTTATGTCAGAGGGGATTGAAGGTAAAATTTATAGAAATCCTGAAAGGGCCGGTATTGTTCCTCAAACAAGACCTGATTATGGAGTAGTATGGATTAAAATGTCTGCATTCAAAATAAAATCACAACAGACTATGGCAAGAGGTACTGATTTTTTAGAAGTAGATAGAAATACTTCATTACCTACATTTCAATTCATTGCGCCTAATGATATAATTGAAACAACATCCCATCATTGGGAAACTTATGATTCTTTAGTTTCAAGATTAGGACAAAAAGTAGCAGAAGTTTTAAAAGCGGTAAATGAAGGTAAAGGTGTTGGTGCAGGTCTTAAATCATTTAAAGAAAATGTAGTAGAGATATGGAACGATCCAAATCATACCGAAGGAGAAGGAAAAATTGCTCATACATTGAACGAGTCTCTTGGTGCTACAATTAGAAATTCTAAGGTATATAATTTTAGATTAGATACACCATTAGTATATACAGGGTCAGAGAGAAGAAGTCTTGAATTGAATTTTAATTTGATAGAAGAAGGTGGTGGAACTGCTGATATAATTGAACCAGTAAAAACATTACAAGCATTATCATGTTCAGTACAAACAGATAATTTAATTGGTGTAGATATACCTTATGTTTTTTCAATTGAAACATATCCTATACCGTGGATTAATATAAAATATGCTGCATTAAAAACAGTTCAACCAACATTTAGAGGTCCATTTGTTGGTGGTCTTCCATCATCATGTGAGTTGTTATTATCTTTTGAAAGTTTAGAACCATTATATCGTAAACAATATGATCAAGATTTAAGTGCAAAAATAACATTCAATGATCTGCGTAAAACATAAGATTGGGGGTCAATAATGGCTGCAAGAGTTGTTACAGATGATTTTTTTACATTGACTGGTGTTAGACTTGGAAACTCATCTTTTTTGACAATGTTCAATATTTTACAAGATGATGATGGGACAAAGTTTATAAATATTTTTCGAGCATATGAAATAGATCAAAATGTATTTGCGGATATTGTTTATTATAGTACATATGAAACAGAGAATGTAGATTTTTGGGAACAGATTTCATGGAAAATGTATGGCATCGTTGAACTTTGGTGGGCTATTTGTTTGATGAATAATATACGAAATCCTTTCGAAGATATGGATATTGGAATAAATTTAAATATATTAAAAAATGATTATATGCCTCAATTATTGAGAGAAATTAGAGCAATATCGGAGAAATAATGGCTGAAATTGGACAAACAGAAACAAGATATGCTACAGAACTTGATTCGTCATTTAAAATTGATATATATACTCAAGCAGGACAAGTAACATTAGATAACGCAAATGTCGTTGAAGTATTTTTTATTGAGGATATTTTCAGTTTTTGCATGACAGGTAAAATCATTTTTCTTGATAAAACAGGTATGATGGAATTCGCTCCTATAACCGGAAATGAGATGGTTAGTATAACATATGGAGTTAAAAATAATATAAAAGTAAATTTTAAAATATTTTCATTAATGAATATTTCTGGTCTTGGTTTTGCAGAAGCAGGATCACAGCAAATGATGGAAATAGTTCTTGTAGAACCAAGATATTTCGCAATGACCTCTGCCGTTTTTAGTAGATCATGGAAAAATTATTATATATCAGATATTATAAAAGAAATATCAAATAATATTTTATTGAATGAAGATTTTAAACAGTTTGAATCAACAAATGAAAAATTACCATATTTTTATATACCATATTGGACTCCGCTTGAAGCAATTAGATGGTTATTGGATAAAGGAAGTGGTTCGGTTTCTGGATTACCTGGATATTTATTTTATGGAAATACATTGGGATTGAATTATACTACACTTGAATCTTTATTTCTTTCAAAAGAAATGGAAATGGATGAAGATACAAAAAATGTTGCAATGTATAAATTCAATACAACAACTCAAGATATAAGTGCTATTATAACATGGGAAATGAGTCATGTTGATTTACAGAGTTTTAATGTTTTGAGAGGAGGACATAGATTAGGATATGATTTTGAAACAAAAAATTTTATTAATAGATATTATAATTATAAAAAATCAATATCCAAATATACTGTTTTTGGTAGAAAAACTTTATTTCCTGATATAAGTATGAAAAATAGTAGATATGAATTGACAGGAGAAACGGATAAAAATATTATTGATAATATATATTATTCTGATTTTATTAAAAGATATACAAAACAAATGGCAATGATTATAACTGTTAGAGGACATGAGAGAAGAAGTGCAGGATTGATAACAAGCATATTATGGCCAAGCGGTGATAAAGAACAAGTTTTTAATAAAAATCTTGAAGGAAAATATTTAATAAAATCTGTAACACATCATTTTGGAATGAAAAGTCCTACATATACACAAAAATTAGTTTTATTAAAAACAGGTTATGATGATAGTAATGATAAATTATTAGTTACATCATCAAGAATGAATCTTGATTTTGCTAAAAAAATGGGGAGCAAATAATGTTAGCATATATAGGGATTTTATAGATTTGGAACAAAAATACATGGCGCCACCAGATATGGTAAGGAGAAATGAATGATCAAAACAGACTTGAAAGATTTTGCACTTCCAAGAGAAAAATTATTCGGCATCTTCAGGGGGGTGGTTTGAAGATAATAATGATCCTGATGAAGCAGGAAAATGTAGAATAAGAATTTTCGGTGTCCATTCTCCTGTTAAAATAAAAAGTTCATTGGATGGAATACCTACTGATGAATTACCGTGGGCACAACCATGTTTGGGACTAATTGAAGGATCGGTATCATTGTATGGTCTTTGGAGTGTTCCTTTACAGGGATCACATGTTTTTGTATTCTTTGAAAGTGGAAATATATTACAGCCAAGATTTTTTGCTACTGCTCCAGGTATTCCTGATAATTCTCCTAATCCAATTCTTGGATTTAATGATCCAGCAGGAGAATATCCTGCTGCCATAGGTGCTCCTGATTGGGATGCAGGTTTAGGTCAATATCCTCATAATCTTGTTTTGCATGTACATGGGGGTCATATAGTAGAAATTGATTCTACACCTACTGATAAGAGAATACGTATTTATCATGATACAGGAACATATGTATTAATTGATAAAGATGGAAATATTAATATTAATGGTGTTAAGAACGAAACTAAAGATATTGCAGAGAATGAAACAATAAATATAGGTAGTGATAAAACGGAAGCCATAACTGGAAGTGCAACTGAAACTGTTAATGCAAATAAAACAATTAGTGTATCAGGAAATTTTAATATTACTGTTTCAGGAAATGCGACAATTGCAGTAACAGGGGCAGCAACAATTACTGGAAACCCTATTAGTTTGAATTAGGTGAAATATGGGAGCATCGGCAGCACGAATAACAGATCAAGGTTTTGGAATATGTACTTCGCATAGTCCAAGCCCTATTAATACTGGTGGAATGATACTAACTGGAAGCGGGAATGTTTTTATAAATGGTCTGGGTGCAGGAACAATTACAAGTATTGTATTGGGATATTGTGGTCATGTAGGTTTAATAATAACGGGTTCAGGAACGGTTATTACAAACGGTCAGGGTCAAGCAAGAGTTGGAGATATGTTTGCTGGTTCTTATACAGGAATAATTCTTACGGGAAGCGGAAATGTATATTCAGGATAAGGAGAAAATATGTCAGTATTAGGTGATTGGATTGCAGAAATGCCCACAATAGTTTTAAGTTTAAGTGCAAGTATAGCAGGTATAGATACACAGATAGCAGAATTGACTTTACAAAAAGGTGCATTGGATAGTGTTCTTGCAACACTCACAAGTGAAATGAATTTATATCTTCCGACAAAAGGAACAGGAACTGTTTATGTAGCGACTTCCGCAGGTGCGGGGGGATATGGAACAACAAATCTTACAGCATGGTGTGTTTATAAAGTTATAAACACAACCCCTACATATTTAAATCCTACAACATTTACTGTTCCTGCTTCCGCTGAAGGTTTATTTTCACCAAGTATGGTATTAGGTCTTCATCATAGTGGAACAACAGTAGTTGATTGTTCTGTTGTAACTGTAACAAATATGGGTGCTACTGCTGATATTGTAGTTCAGGGTGGTCTTGTTTATGCTGATATTCAAAAAGCAATGGAACCTCAATATAAGTATAATGGGGTTGGATGGGATAGTGATGTTTATATAACTTCAAGGATAACAGAATTTAATTTTACATATGATCATCTTTCATTGCTTCTTGGTCTTACTGGAACATATGGAATAAATGATATGATTACAAAATTAGGACAGGGAAAATCTTTACTCACGGCGAATAAAAATAAATATAATAGTGCAATAACAGTATATGCGAGGTTTGCATAATGGCAACATTATCTACATTAACATCAACAACAGGGTATGTATATTCTGATTTTAATATGGAGTTACCAAGACAAAACAATGGTGACATAGAAAGAAATATTGATATTGATTCTATAAGAAATTCTATCGTCAATATTCTACAAACAAAAAAAGGGAGCAGAAGAATGCTTCCTGCTTTTGGAAGTCTTTTAGATCAAATGTTATTTGAACCAATGGATCAAACAACATCTCATTGGATAGGATCGGAAATACTTAATTCAATAGAAGTTTGGGAACCAAGAGTTTCTATTGATAATATAAATATTTTCCCTAATTATGATAATAATCAGTATGATATTGATTTAACTTTTAGGGTTGTTGGTTTCAATAGAAATGCTGGTTTGGGAACCTTAAATTTAATTTTAAAGCGTGTATAACTTATAAAAAGTAGGAGTAATTAAAATGGCAGATACACTGATTCCTCAATATTTGAACCTGGACTTTAATACAATGAAGGCTCGATTAAATGACCTGTTAAGAACAAATCCAGTATTCAGAGATTATGATTATGAAGGTAATAATATTACAATTTTAACAGAATTAGTTTGTTATTTAGGTGCATTACAAACCTATTATCTGAATAAAATTGCGAAAAATCAATATATGGAAACTGCTGATATATATGAAACAGTTCATACTCTGTCAAGATTGAGAGGATATAATCCACAAGGAATGATATCGAACAGAACAATATTATCTCTTGCGGTTTCTGGTGCTGATTTTGTTCAAGGAGATGTTTTATATATTCCTGCATGGAAAAGTATAGAATCTCCTTCATTAATTGATGTTGATGGAAATACTATAAAATATTCAACAGTTGATTATATTACAGAAACAATTCCTGTAACTGCATCCTTTCCATATACTCTTACATCAGATATTAATATAAGGCAAGGAAATATTTTAAGTTTAGTTTATAGCGGTACTGATTTAATTGACAATAAAATCAATCTTCCTCTTTTTGATTTTGATTATGATGATGATATTTCAAATACAGTTCCATCGGTTGAAGTTGTTGTAAATGATATCTTATGGTCAAGAGTTCCAGATTTTTATAGTGAAATTTCAGGTTTAGAAACTATTGATACTGTTTATATGTTTAGATATGATAAATATGAAAGATATATAATTGAATTTGCATCTTTTAGAGATGTTCCTGTTGCTACGGATAATATTTATATTAAAGTATTAAAAACATTGGGGGCAGATGGTGGTGCAGGATCGGCAACAATTACATTACCAGAAACAGAATTTATATACAATCAAACTCAAGTTAAATGGTGTAATAATGAACAAATTACAGTAACAAATTTATTAGCATCAACAGGCGGTGCAAGCCCTGAAACAATAGATGAAGTTAAACAAAATTCAGAAAGTTCTCTTGGTGTTCAGAGAAGATGCGTTACGAAAAATGATTATGTTGATTTTCTTCAAGAAAGATCGGATGTTATTGTTGCAAATGTTTGGGGAGAACAAGAAGTTGCGCCTTCTGGAAGCATATATGAATATAATAAAGTTCGTGTTTCCGTTATTCCTGATTCATGGGGTAGTGGAACGATAACATATACAACACCAAGCGCAGGGATTATAACACCTACCGCATGGGTAACAACATATAGAGATTTAATTGCAAGTTATCTTGAGCCTCGAAAAATGTTAAATGCGTATGAAGCATATATAGTTCCTGAATTAGTTTATTTTACATACAGAATAGGATATAAAGCGAAAAGAACATATGATGCGACATTAGTTGCATTGGATATTCTTGCAAAATTAGAATATTATTTTCAAGCGCAGAATAGATCATTCAATGAAAATATATCGCATACAAATGTTGTAGATTACATAATGGACACAACAAAAGTATCTGCTACAAATGATTTTCCTTATACAGCAGGTATTCAAAATTTAATTATCAGGGACATTCATATTATTAATAAAACACTTGTTGATTATAATATAAATGGAAATTATCCGATGTATGCTGTTCCTATAAGTTCATATACTGGTAATAATAATATGTTAAATAATATTATATTAGGTTTTAATCAATTTCCTGCATTATATTCTACTGGATGTGTATTGGCATTGGAGTTATAAATGGCTAAATTTAGTGATGTTCCTTATTTTATATTAAAAGAATTTCTTGATAATCAGGAAGCATATGGAACTGTTCATACAACTGGTGGTCTTCATAAAGGATACTTACGTGGAGGAAAAACTTCTATATGGGCAAAAGGCGGTATAGGATTTGATGTATGGTTAAAAGGAGAAAATAGATTTTATAGATTAAGACTTCAAAAAGAATCAGGAACTCCTGATGAAAATGAATTTAAATTTAAATTATTGACGGATAATTTTAGAGCATCAGAATTAACTGAAGCAACAATGGTTGCAAATTACATCGGATCGGAAATTTGGTTTAGGAAAGATGGTGTTCTTCACGATTATATTGGAAATAATCCAGATTGGGATAATTATATTAATCCTAATAAATTATATATTTTCTTTGGTAATTATTTTGCAGGTTCCGTAAAAATTATGTATACAGGAATGAAGGATTTTGCGATAGCAGCCTTACCTGAAAATAATAGAACAGATAATATAAAAGAATTTTTGAATATTTATTTTGATTATATTCATAATGAACCATATAATTTAACAAAAAATGTTTTTACTCTTTCTGATCCATTTGAAGTAGATCAAGATTTTCTATATTATATTGATAATATGTACAATATTACTTTACCAGAAAATCTTGATGTTGATATAAAGAGAGGAATCACAGCATCTTTACCTGATTTATTGAAGAGAAAAGGAACATATACCTCTTTATTAATTATATGGAAAAGTATTCTTAAAAATACAACAAATTATTTGAATGTTTATGAAAAATGGCATAGAACATGGCCCCCATCAGGAGCAACACTTTTTAAATCATATGAAGATCAATTGTATATAAATTATCCTTATTATTATACATACCATGATAATTTTACAACTCCACCTACAGGAACAGTTCCAACAAGTGCATCATGGGATGTTGTTCCTATAACAGATAGTATATATAAAACACTTCCACCTACAGGGGGGGCTGGGGTTGGATATTATTATAGTTCATATACAAGCGGGGCAAGTGGATATCCGTTATCGTATGATGTTGATGATAATAATGTTTTATCTCCTCATTATAAAGTTCAGATGGATTTATCAAATGAGCCATTAGGATATTCATATATTATGAATCAAGCAACCGCATCATATTTGATGGATCAATGGGAAGATGTAAGACCTGCATCACGATTTGTTCATTATGAAGAATTACTTGGACCGAGAACAGATTTTAGTGGTATATACAGGGAATTATTCCCAACGACAGAATTAGGTAATTGTACGTCAAAATGTTGTCAGCCTATTATGGGTGCTTTGCCTAATTGTGCTGTATTTTTAATTCAATACAATCAAATAAGTTGGGCTGTAAATCATAATTTAAATTCTCCTGATATAATTACGCAATGTTATGATATTGATTTAAAATATATGGAACCACAATGGATTGAAAGAATAGATGATAATAATATTGTTATTCATTATGCATATGCTGTTGCGGGATATGCTTTTATGTCAAAGGCAGAGTTTGAACATAGTCAAGCATCTGCATTGATTACATGGACGTTTTCTCATACTGTTAGTGGGTCAGCATTACAAGAACAATATGTAATGACACAGGTTGATGATACAAGTTATGATAGAACATTTGTTCCGTTGACAAGTTATGTTCCAAGCCAAGGGAATATGGTAATAACTTATACATCCGCTGAATCAGGATATGCGTTAGCAGAAGCAGGTGAATATGTTTTTATTAGAGTTTTTGCAAATGCAAGATGGGATATTAGACATGGGCTTGGTTATGGTGCTATCCAGGTTAAATGTTATGATGGAAATGATGAGGAAATATATCCTAAATCAATACAAATTGTAGACGATAATACAGCAGTTGCTTTGTTTGAAACTGCTGTTTCCGGTCATGCTGTTGTTAAAGCGATTGGTAAAAGTTCAGCAGCCATGATTGCATTAATGGCAAGAACAACATATATTAAACTTGGTTCTGGAACCACGGCATCATTTGATCCGATAGCGACAAATGATATAGAAACAGTTGCAACTAATACACATAATTATCCAGTAAGTATAAGAAGTGATGATACATATTATTATGTTGAATGTTTAATTGAAACATTTGATGAAATTGATGCGACTGAAATAGGCGTATTTGATAATAATGATGATATAGCATTCTATACAAAAATGAGTGAATTATATAAACCTGAAGGGGTTACTTTATTTATTCATTATAGAGTGGAAAAGAGAGCAGGATAATAATGATAATTTATAAAACTGTAAATAAAATAAATGATAAATCGTATATAGGTCAAGATTCCAGAAATGAATCAAGTTATTTTGGTTCCGGTGTTTATTTGAATAGGGCTATAAAGAAATATGGAAAGGGAAATTTTGTAAAAGAAATTTTGTGTAAGTGTAATTCTCTTGAAGAATTGAATGATAAAGAAAAATATTATATAAAAGAATATAATACAAAAGTTCCATATGGATATAATCTTACTGATGGTGGAGAAGGAAATTTAGGATGGATACCTTCGAATGATACGAGAAAAAAAAATAGTGAAGCACATATGGGAGAAAAAAATTATTTTTTTGGAAAAAGAAGAGATGATCATTCTGAAAAAATGAAAGGTAAAAATAATCCAATGTATGGTATTCGGAGATTTGGTAAAGAAAATCCAATGTATGGAAAAAAGAGATTAGATAATATGAAAAGAAACAGACATCCTGACGTAAGAAAAAAGGTTAGTGAAGGTTTAAAAAATCATATTGTAACAGAAGAAACAAAAAGAAAAATTAGAGAAAGTTTGATAAAGTATTATCAAATGGAAAGGAGATAAGTTATGGCCCGTGGTCATTTTTGGCAATATATCCTCAATGAAGAAGGTCAGCCGATAGCGGATGCTGAAGTTAATGTTTATTTAACTGGATCAAATGTTCCCGCTTATGTATTTACACAAGAATCTGGTGGTACGGCAACAAATACAAACCCACAAGTAACTTCAAATGATGAGGGTTATTTTGAATTTTGGATTGGAAATCCAACGGAATTAAGTGGTTATTCAAGTACACAAAAATTTGCAATATCTTGGTCAAAACCTGGAATTATAACCACAGGTAGAGTAGATAATATTGAATGTTATTCTCCACCAATAGAAACATTTGTTGTTGATATAACAAGTACGGATACAGTAAAAAATAAAACGGTAAGTAATGCTTTAGCAAAATCATGGAGTGATAATTTAGTTAGATCATTAACCTTTGATATACCATCAGGATCATGGTCTGCTGAAACATCAGCATCATACGGACTTCCCGCTATGTCTTATATTCATACACAATCAAGTCCTTCTTCTGCATGGGGTATTACACTTTTAGAAAGATTTGACGATGCTGTGGTATATTCTGTATTTTGTACAAATGCAGGAAGCCCTCCTGTAGATTTACCGTTTACAAGTATAAGTTTTACATCACCAACACAAATAACAATTAATTTTGCGGCGCCTTCTTCAGGGTATGCTGTAATTACAGGTGGAAATTGGGGTGCATATTTTTATGATTTGACACATAATAGAAATACTCGAACACCTATTATTCAAATTTGGAATTCGGATACAAATACTTTAGCAAATGTAAGGATACAATCAACAACACTAAATGATGTACGTATATGGATAGGTAGTCTTAGTAATACTGTTGCGGTTGTATATGCATAAGGAATAAAAATGCGGCTTCTGGCGTATCTCTCATTTTCTAACACAGATGAGAAAACAAATATATTTAGATCATTAAGTATTAAACTGGTAAATAAAAAATCAGACTATAATATTATTGTATCAGAGATATGTCAGAAGTTTCTTCTTTCAGAGAAAGTGATTTTTGAATTGAAAGAAAAATTGAATAATGAATTGAAAAGAGCGTATCGTGGAAAATATATTTTTGATTTTTGTTTGGATGAAGGCATACCTATTGATAAAATCAAAGCACCGAAGAAAAATCATGATAGGCTAACACTAAAAATGTTCGAAGTAAATGAATCATTTGAACAAACTAAAAAAAATATTGAAAAAAAATTAGTTATCCCATCAAAGTAGTTTACAATTCCCTTAAAATATAGTAAAATATATATAACTCTACGGGAGACTTGGTTGAATATTATCCATCAAAATAGACAAGAAAAAATTTTACAAAAAAGAAAAAAGAAAAAACAAAAAAAATTAGAAGATAAAGGTATTATAATGAATTTAAATTGCATAACTATAAAAAATGGAAAAGAATGTATCTTCATGACGCTAAAGGGATGTTTCTTTGATGGTGGAAAATGCGATCCGATAGTAGAACAATGTAATGGTTGTCTTCATATTGAAGAATTTCCAGACGGAAAATATTGTGATAATTATGCTTCTCCCGCAGTAAAGTGGTCTTCTTATGCATGTAATCGAGCAACTCATATTATAAAAGAAAAAGAGGATGTAAAATTTGTTGATCCTCTAAAAGCGTCAAAGAGAGCAATGAAGAAGCATAAGAAATAGGAGAGAGGACTTTGGCTAATGGGAATAATTTTTACGTAAAGAATGGAGATTTGATTAGTGAAATAATAGAATTTAAAAAATTAGGAAAAGCATCAGAGGTATTAGGTAAAATGCTTCTGACTATCGCTAAAAATTTCTCATCGAAAGGTAATTTTTCAGGATATACTTGGAGAAATGACATGGTTTCCGAGGCTGTTTTGACTTGTATAAAATACCTTAAAAATTTTGATCCTGAAAGATCAAATAATGCATTCGCATATATAACTCAAATATGCAATAATTCATTCAAAGCATATATTAAAACTCAAAATAAACACAGTAAAATAAAAGATATTTGTTTTCAAATGACCGAAAATGGTGTATTCGATCATTCAGGATTTACTGTTATTGGTATTGATTATGAATCATTAAGAACTTTAGATAATAGAGAAAGTGATTTGATAAACTTTATTGATCCTGAAATAGAAAAAGAAATAAAAAATGTCAAAAATAGTAAAGTATTGGGAAAATTATAAAAGGGATGTAAACTGAAACTGTGAAAGCACTTATTTTTGCCGACCCACACCTTGGGATTCATAAGTCTTCTGAAATTTGGCACGAAGCATCAATAAAACTTGCTAAAGAAATAGTTGATGTTTGTGTAAAGAAAGATATAGAAAATGTTATATGTCTTGGTGATTGGTTTGATAATCGTAAATTTGTCAATATCAAAACAATGGATATAGCGTCACAAATTGCAGAAATATTAAAAGACTTAAAACTATATATTATTGTGGGAAACCACGATACATTTTTTAAAGATCAAATTAATCCTACAAGCCTATCTTTTTACGAAAAACATAAAAATATAGTTATTATAAGTTCTCCTCATAGACTTGAAAATCTCATTCTTGTTCCTTGGAATACTCACGGTTTCCTATTAAATAAAGACCTACCAATGAATGAATATAAAGATAGTATTATACTTGGTCATTTTGAAATAAATGGATTTGCATTAAATGAAGGATATGTTTATCATAGTTCACCATTGAATCCAGAGGATTTTGAAAAATTTAGATTGGTTCTTACAGGACATTTTCATACTCCATCCCGTAAAGGAAATATAATATATTTAGGTGCTCCATTTCAATTAAGTTTTAATGATAGCGGTGGAAAAAGAGGATATTATATTCTTGATGATAATAAACTTAGTTTTCTTGAATTTACAGGGGCCCCCAAGTTTATTAAAATAACAACGGGAGAGAAACCTACAAAAGAATTAATAGAAAAAAATATTGTAAAACTTATTTATCTAAAAGATTATGGAACCGTTGAAAATAATAGAAAGATGGAAATAATTCAAAGGATGCAGCCTTTATTATTATCTACTGATTTTAGTAAAGCGTCAGAAATTATTAAAAAAGATAATGAAGAAAGAACTGATACAGAAATAAAAGATAATAGAGAAGTATTTTTTGACTTTATAGATAGTGTTCAATTACCATCTCATTTAAAAATATCTGTATTAAGAGATGTGGTAGATATTTTATTAAAAGAGCCGAATGTATAAGATTTTTAAAGGAGTAAATAAAATGAGTATATATAATACAGCGGAGGGTACGGGAGCGGCTGGGGGATATGTGCAAAATTCTGGAAATGCTTTTTATTCATCTGGCACAGCAGTTTCACCATCATCATTTACTATTAGTCCATCATCATTTATTAGTAGCCCATCATATATATATGATGCCGCTTCTGGGCAATGGATTATTCATCCATCTCAATATGGACAAGCCGGTGAGGGGGCTTTTCAATCGGGACATTCCCATACTTTTAATTATAATAATTTTATTTTTCCTGAGTTAATTAATATAACAAAAGAACAAATGATGATATTGATAACAAAAATGAAAGAAGAAATAAATAAAGGTTGTTTTGAGAATGCATATAATTTATTAGAAAGAATTCATAATTTTATAATGAATATGGTTCCCATAGATGATCTTATAATGAAAGAATTACCAAAACCAAAAGAAGAAAAATACTTTGATGAAAAACTGTTTAAACTGGAGGAACAAAATGAATAGGTATGACGATGTAACACAAGAAGAAAATGATCTTTTAAGAGAAATTCGTGCAGAATATTGTCCTGAATTAAGAAATGCAAATATTAAGATGCTTTTTGATTTGAAAAAAAGACAATATGATGGTAAAATTGTATTAGGCAGGATACAAAAAGCAAATGATCTTGTCAAATATTTTACTCAAAATGAAGAGGATGAGGCGGGGGTTGACTATATCATTTTTTTAGACAAAATTTGTTGGGATGCAATCCAAAGATCTGATAAAATAAAATTGCTTCGCCATGAACTTAGACATGCGTTTTTTGACGCTGATTCTGAAAAAACACCTTATAAACTTTTACCTCACGACATTGAAGACTTCGCAGAAGAAGTTCATTTGAATCAGGATGATGTTTCGTGGAGATTGAGAGTTGCAGAATTGACCGCAGCTATTTATGATCAAAAAGCTGATGAGGGAGAATAATATGTACGATTTGAGAAATGAACCTGAAATTTTTGATTGTGATAAAAAGAAACCGCAAATTATGGATTCAGACAATTATGTTCAAAATCTTCATACAGCCGTGGGTTATGCTTCTCGTTGTTGGGATAAAAATGGAACATTTGATACGCATTCAGCATTGAGAATTGTAAATGAACTTTGTGCTTATGTCAGATTGATTTCAGAAAGAAGACTTTCTGCTGATACTGGGGAAATTTCAAACGGATCACCACTTATTATCAATATAACTCCTTGATATTATTCTGAAAGATTTTACTTGACATAACCTCTGGAATTTGATATAATATATATAAATGAAAGGGGAATAATATGTCATTATGGATGGAATCACTGAGTATCAATTTATTTACCGCTGAAATTTCTGAATTACCTGGACAAAGACTTCCTAAAAGTTGCCCAAAATGCGGTACATCTCTTCGTGAAAATTCTCTTACTTCCATGTTTTGGGAAGATCAAAGAGAATACGGGGAAGATATAACGCATTGGGAAAATACTTGTGATAAATGCGGTGTAAAAATTATTGTTTATAACGACTAAGAAAGGATAAAAAATGAATGAAAGAATGAAATATGTAATTGTAAATGAAGATACACCAATTTTATTTCCTGCAATGGTTGATCATAATTTTTTTGTTCAGGGATTGAATGTTACTTCTGCTGGATTTGTAGATATTGAAGCGAGAATCCTTCCAGAAGGTTATGAGTTGATAGTTTATGTTTATGGTCAATCAACTACCCTGAAAAAACATTCAAGAACCGAAGATACGGAAATAATTGAAAGAATGTTGAAGCCAAGAATATGGTAAAATATTATATTTGTGACGGCCCAAAAGATCATTTATGTGGAGACTGTGTTGGTAAAGGACCATATACCGAATGGTCTTCAAATGGTGATAAAAATCCTCATGGAGCAATTTGGGATGGGGAACGGTTTTGTGGTAAAAGAAGGGAAAACACAAGATGTATTGAATATAAAAAATATAATTTTGAAATAGATAAAGAATTATTTGAGATATAGGAGAACAAATGGATATGTTGAATTATGATTACAAGAAACTTGGTGAAGATATTGGAAAATTGGTAAATGACAAACAAAAAGCGTATGGTGATTCATTTGGTATGTCAGGACAAGTTTTGAGAGTTATGTTTCCGAATGGTATTCGTCCTGAACAATATGATGATGTTTTATGTATTACAAGGATTATAGATAAGTTATTCAGGATTGCGAATCAAAAGGATTATAATGGAGAATCGCCTTATGGTGATATTTGTGGTTATGCGCTTTTAGGTTTAGCAAAAACAAAAGAAGAAAGGAAATAAAAATGAATGAATTGATGTGGTGGGGATATCTTCATCAAAATGAAACTATTCAAGTTAAGCGGTGGTTTGGTGATCATAAAGATTATACCGATGATTGTGAAGGAAATGATTTTGTACAAGAGATTGTACGTCCTTTTGCCGCAGAGTCACGTGAGAAAGCGATTGAGATAATTACAAAATGTCTTAGCAAAAACAAATAAGAAAGGAAAGAAAAATGATTCAGGAAAGATTACCGTTCAAAGAGAAGTTAGTTGTTTTGAAACTTGGAACCGCAATTTTGGAGTGTGAAAAATGCGGTTCTCCATTATCTGAAAGAAATGGACAGCCTTATTGCAGAAATGTAAGTTGTCTTTCATTCGGATTGATGCCTGTCAATGGTTCGTTCTTTGGTTCTGTTTTTTTTGAGAATGGAAAATCATTGAAGGGTATACGTAAATCAGTATAAAAATACCATATTTACAATTGTAATAAAAATAGGTATACTATAAAGAGGTATACCTATTTTTATTTCTGGTGATAAATTGTCCACACTGACTTTTGATAATGTGCGCTTCAAAAATATATTTTCTTACGGTAGAAAACTTCAAGAGGTTCCTTTCCTTCCAGGTGTAAATCTGATCCTGGGTGTTGATCACGAAAAAGAAAGATCAAATGGAAGCGGAAAATCTTCATTTTTACGAACTATTCCTTTTGCTCTTTTCGGTAAAACTCATAAAAATCCTATCAAAAAAGAAAATATTATCAATTGGAAAAATAGAAGAAATTGTGAAGTGTATCTTGATGTTATCAAGAACGATATACGCTATACATTTTTGAGAGGGTTGAAACCTGATGTATTGAAAGTATTTGAGAATGGTAAAGATTTACCCACCCCTCCCGATATACGAGCATATCAAAGAACAATAGAAAATGAAATATTGAATTTTGATTTTCTTACTTTTATGAATCTTCTTTATACAAATTTGAATGATATGACCCCAATATTACAAATGGAAAAAAATAAGAAAAGAGAATTTTTGGGAAAAATATTCAATTTAGAATATTTTACAAGCCTTGTAAATAAAGCAAATGAAAAATTAAAAACTACAAATGATAAAATTATTTCTTATAATTCTTCCGTTGAGTATTCTAATAAAATGATAGATACTATATCAAGTCAGAATACATTATTGATATTGAAAATAAGTGAAATGATTTCATCTGAAAATGAATTGGAAGTTGAAAAAGATACATTGATGAGAATGATAAAACAAAAAGAAGAAATTAGAGTGAACGATCTGGAAGAAAAAAGAGCATTATGTAAAGAAGAAATAGATATTTTATGGAATAATATTGTTGAAAAAACAAATGAATTACCGCAGGAAAATATTTTATTGAAAGAACAAAAAGAAAAACTTGTCAATGAAATACATAGAATTGATATTTTTATTACAGAAGTAAAAACAAATTTGAAGAATAGTGATTCCAGGAAAAAAGGATTAGAGGGTAAAGATGTTTGTCCTACTTGTGGAACAGAAATATCCGCAGGAAACATTTTACAAAAAATCCAGTTAGAAAGTCAGAAGTATCAAACAAAACTTATTGAATCGAAAGAAGCAAAATCTATAAAGGAAAAGGAACTTGTAGAAATAGAAGAAAAAGAAGAAGAGGAAAGAATACAAAAGAAAGAACAAAGAAAAGAACTTGAAAGAATACAGGCATACTTGAACATATTGAATGGTAAGTTCAAAGAACTGAATAAGCAAAGAGAAGAAGTTCGTTTATTCGATTCACAAATAAGAGAAATTGAAAGTAAAATAAAGGTTCTTGAAGAAAGGATTTCTCACGAAACAAAAGCAAAAGAAGAAATTCAACAATTGATAAAAATAAATGAAAACAAAATAGCAGAATTGAATATTGAAACAAGAACTGTTAGGAATAAAATAAATCAAACACAATCCATTATAGATTATATTGAATATATAAAAGTTCTTTGTAAAGATGAAAATGCAAAACAATATGCGATTTCAGTACATATTCCTTATGTAAATGAAAGAACAAATAAATATCTTTCTGATGGGGGGATGGGATTTTATATCAAATTTGATAATTGGTTAGAAGCAGAAATAAAGGGTCCAGGAATTTATAATTGTACATATGATAATTTGAGCGGAGGGGAACAAAGAAGTATTGATCTTGCATTACAATTTGCTTTTCTTGATACAGCACGTGTACAAGCCACCTTATTTCCAGATATAATGATTATAGATGAAGTATTAGATAGTTCTATTGATTCTATTGGTATTACAAATATTTTGAGTATTATAAAAGCAAAACAAATTGATGATAAAAATAAAACATTTATCGTTACTCATAGACAAGAAGTTGATTCGTTTGAACCTGATAATATTTATTTAGTAGAAAAGAAAGACGGTTTTTCTACTGTTACTCTGGGAAAATAACAATGAAAACAAAAGAATTGATAAAACAATTACAAGAAAACGATCCAGATGGTGAAACAGAAGTTTGTGTTCATAATACACCAATTGTATATGTAGATAATCTTCCTGCATATTATGATGGTCCCCTTCAAATTCTTTTTCGTGATCCAGAACTTGAAAACAAATCGTGTTATAGTGTGGTAGGTGCAAAATTTGCACGATCTGGAAGAAAGATTGTGATTCATACTTGGGGAATTGATGATGCTGTTCAAGATGACCCTGATCTGCCTGTTGAAATAGAAGATGAAAAAGGGTATTCTAAAGATCATCCTTATTGGGAATATAGTTATACGAAAAGAGTTATAGGTTGGAGAAAAGAAGGTAGAGATATAGAAGAACATATAAAAAAATTGAGAGCAGAAAAGGCGGAGGAGAAAGCAAATGTCAATAAGTGATATAATAAAAAGAATAAATGATAACGTAAAAGGGGTTCATGCATCAATGATGACAGATTCAGATATAGCAACATCTACTGATTTTGTAAAAACTCCTGCGCTTGACTTGAATAGAATTCTTTCAGGAAGTTTATTCAAGGGAATTGCGAATAGAAATCTTGTGGGTATTGTGGGACCAGAGCATACATTCAAATCATCATTTATGGTTTTGTGTATGGTTGAAGGATTACGACAAGGATATGAAGCATTGATCATTGATACAGAAAGAGGAGTTACTAATGAATTCTGTCAACGATGGGGAATGGATCTATCAAAGATAGGATATGTTTATCAACCGTGGGTAGATAAAATTATGACTATTCTTGCACAGGTAAAAGAATCAGGTCAACAGAAAATGATTATCGGTATTGATTCAATGGGTGGTGTAGATCAGTATAAAATGTTTGAAGATGCTCTCGATGATGATCCCAAAGGTGATCAAGGACAATTACAAAGATGGATTCGTAGATTATTGAAACTTCTTCTCAATATTTGTGTTGAACAAAATTCTATCGGTATTGTTACAGGTCATATGTATAGTCAACCATCCAAAGGATTTCCTTTACCGGATCAAATTGGTGGTGGTAAAGCAATGAAAATGTTTCCAAGCGTTTTGATCTCTTTGAAAAAAGAATCAATAAAGGATGGTGTAGGTAAAGATGCTAAGATCACTGGAAATCAAATAACAGCAACAACTTTGAAAAATAGAATTTATCCTCCATTTCAACAGGCTATTGTAAAAATTGATTATTCGAATGGTATTGAACCATATGCTGGTTTGCTTGATATTATGGTGAATGCTGGAATGGTAGAAAAAGCGGGTGCTTGGTTTTCATATAAAGGTGAAAGGTTAGGTCAGGGAGAAAAAAACACAGAAGAAAATTTACATAAATTTCCACAATTATTAGAAGAATTGGATGTTTGGCTGAAAACAACAGGGTATTCAACAGTAAATAAGAATGTTGAAGAAGCAGAACAATTATTAGAGAGCGAAATTGTTACTGAACCAAATGATGAAAAAGATAAGCCCAGCAAGAGAAAAAAGAAAGAACAAAAAGAGGAATGATAACAATATAAATATGTATAGAGGGTAATGATAATGACAATATCAGAGTTTGAAAGATTAGAAAAGGAACCTGAAAAAATAGAAGTTGGACAAATATTTTTACCCGATAAACTTGCAGAACAAAAAGATACAAAACAAGCGGGTCAGTGGATTACATATTATATTATAACCGATGTGAAAAGTATAAAACCTGCGAGATATGAATATTCTCCAAAATATGAATTATTGGTAGAAGATATAAAACAATAACAAGGAGTGTTGTATGAAACTAAAAGAAGTGTATATTTATCGACTTGAGTATGAAGTTCCACCCGATATGAATGCGTGGACAGCAATGGTGGCTGCCGGATCAAATGAAGAAGCAATGGCTTACATTCAAAGATATTGGGGAAAAAGATGTAATTTTACAAGTATCGGATCACAGATGAGATTGGATGCTCTTTCTGATTCAGTTCTGAAACAGATTTTTAAACTTGGGCTTCCTGCACCAAAAGCATTGAAAGTTCCGCCGAAGGAAAAACTTGGAGCAGTTGTTATTCCCAAAAAATAGTATGTTTACAATTTTATCAGTTTATGTTATACTATAAGTAGAATTTAGATGAATAATGGTGGTTGATAAGGATACTTCAAATTGAAATTGAAAATGAAACCATAACCGCCAGGGTGTGAGTGGTCACACAATAACAGACTGGCACCTTCATATTCCGTCTTTGGAACGGTATACATGATTGTATGAAAGCCAATTATCGGGTTGTACCTATGGCAGCCTTATCTTTTTGATCCTTATTCATCTTTTTGATTTTGTAAATTAGATGGTGTAGATGAGAGTTACTTCACTATACTGATGAAAAAAGACTTTTATTGTTTATTCCTCTAATTTACATTTTATGTTTATTTTGTTATCGGTGGTGTAGATAGAGATACTTCGCATGGAAACAGCATGATGGGTTCAATTCCCAAGTTTCCCCAGGACAACCGAAAGGTTTCGTAAGGAAATTTAGTGTAACGGTAGCACAGCTGTTATAAAAAGTCTCTTTCGATTATTCCCTGATAACATCAATTTTATATGAGAATATGTTGTGGTGATAGATGAGAGTTACTTCATCTCTAAAAATGACCGCCCGCAAGGGCATAACTTTTGTCGCCTGTTCCTTTCATATTCTCAATTTTTAGGAGGTCAATATGTTAGAATTACGTAAAGATCAGCAACTAAGACGTTCCGTTTTGAATTGCTTGTTATTCGAAGATACATTCTATGAAAATGGTTTATCCATTTCTAATAGGATTGCTTCACTTGTCCCGCAAGTAAATCCTGAAATTGTTGCCTCCCTTGCAATTGAAGCACGTTCCAAATATAATTTGAGACATGCTCCATTATGGATTGTTCGCCAGATGGCAAAACATAATACTCATAAACATTTGGTTGCTACTACTCTAAACAGAGTTATTCAAAGGGCTGATGAATTAGCATATTTTCTATATCTATATTTCCTTGATCCTATTACATTAGAAACAGAAGCACAAAATTCTTGTGGAAGTACAATTTTTTCTTGGGATACAAGAATTTCAGATAGAAAAGAAGTTTCAAATGTAAAATTGATCAAGCAACCTATTTCTTCACAGGTAAAGAAAGGTTTAGCAAATGCTTTCGGCAAGTTCAATGCTTATAATCTTGCGAAATACAGGGAAGAAAAAGGTATTTCTCTAAAAGATGTTATGTTTCTTGTTCATCCTAAACCAAGAAATGAGGAACAATCTCTAATTTGGAAAAAATTGATTGACGGTAATCTGACAGCGGCCGATACTTGGGAAGTAGAATTGTCTGCTGGTAAAGACAAAAAAGAAACTTTTGAAAGGCTTATCAGTGAAGGTAAACTTGGTGCTTTAGCATTCATTCGTAATTTGAGAGGTATGATTGATGCAGGAGTTACAAAGGATGTTCTTATTCATGGATTTGATACTATCAAATTCGATAAGGTATTACCTTATCGCTTTATCACCGCCCAAAAGTTTGCTCCTTCAATGGGAGAAATGTTAGAAAAGGCGATGTTCAAATGTCTTGAAAATAAAGATCGTCTTTCAGGTAGAACTGTTTTATTAGTTGACGTTTCCGGTTCTATGAATGCCCCTTTGACTCAAAAAAGATTTAGCAGACAGAAAGAAACTACCCGTATTGATGTTGCTTGCGGTATTGGTCTTCTTTTGAGAGAGATTTGTGAGAATGTTGCGGTATTCTCATTTTCTTCTGATATTGCCTCTGTAGACAACAGGTTGAGAGGATTTTCCCTTGCAAATGCTATCAATCATAGCCAAAGCCACAACGCAACTTATTTAGCAAAAGCATTAGGAGTTATCAATAATAAGATTCGTGAATATGATAGAATAATTATCATAACAGACGAACAAGCGCAGGATAAAAATGTAGTTACCAAAGCAAAAGTAGATAAAGCATATGTAATCAATGTCGCTCCTGAAAAGGAAGGTATTGAAGAAGATAAAGGTTATAAGGTTATTCATGGATTTTCCGATGCGGTTGTAGATTACCTTGTGAGTTTAGAGAAAGAAAATGAATCTAATTGGGAAACTAAATTGGATGACATTATTGTATCTCTAACAGGTGGAATCAATGCGCCGATTAGCCTTATATAATGTAAAAAACCAAGACCTTATTGATGAACTAAAAAAAGAATTTACAACTTTAGATATTACCAATAAGGATGATAATAATATGGAGGCGATTTTTCTTGATTGGACTCCAAGCAATCGTAAATCGCCTCTATTAGCTCGTCAAATTCAAGTTGTTACTCATTGTTATGCGAAGAAAATTCCAATGATGATTTTTGACAGATATCTTGGAATTACAACCGATGAATATAAATTATTCAAGAAAGCGGGAACTATTATGTTTGAACCCGCATTGAATTTCCGTACAGAATTTACCTATCTACCATTCTCCATCAAAATAAAAGATAAAGAAAACTTGACGATCAATCCCATTGATGAGAAAAGAAAATTTTCATTAGTTTATAACGGGGATTTGATAGAAAAGATTTTTTCATTTGAAAAATACATTCTTGAATACCATAAAAAATTTGGTGGTGTTTATTATTCTGCAAAAATAGACAAAGGAAAAGAACAAGAATATTTTACCAAATTGAGTTTAGGAAATAGTGCTCCGATACCATATGTAGACGCAAAATGTACTGTTATTTTAGGTTCAATTCAAAATTATAAAATAGGTTATTTAGATCAATCATTTTTCGATGCTCTTCAAAACAATTGTATTCCCCTAATACCAGATGAACATAGATTTTTCAATGGATTTCCTACCACAATAGAAAAAAGCATAGATATCGCAATGTATTGTAATTCTTATGAAAGTACACATTTTGGTTTTATTTATGACATACACGAAACTATCAAAAATAAATATCCTGAAATGAGTTTACAATACACCGTGAATATGATAAAATACTTTATAGATAAATGAAAATATGGAAGAACTCTTTTGGATTTCAACATCTTATGCAACATTTGGTATAGTTGCAGAGAATGGAATAGTTATTGAAACTGCGCCTATAGCAAAATGGGCCATTGGTAAAAAAATAGGATATGTTTTATTATATTATGATAAGACAAAAAATGCAGAAATAAAAAAAATTAGAGAATGATATGATAAAAACAACAACATTTGAAATGACTGTAAAAGATGAAAAATTTATGGTAAATATTGGTGAGGGGCGTCTGAAATTAGAAGTTATCGGAGATCCTGATTCAATAAGAGATTTACAAATAACAATAGCAAAATACATGGAAGACAGTCGTGGTGGAAGGCTTTTCATCAATAAATTATAAAGAGGAAATAATATGTGGCCGTTCAAAAAGAAACAAGAATCAGAAATATTCAATACCGAATATTATATTTGTAATTTATGCAATCCTGAAAGGGGGGTTCCTGTATCAGATCAAATATCTCATGATGAAAGATTTCATGGCCGGCCGGTGAAAAAAGAAATAATTCAAAAAGAAGAAGATAGTGGAATTTCTATAGTTGAAGCTGTAGTAATCAGTTCTCTTCTTTCTACTGGACAAGATATTTTAGATGATAATAATAAATTTGTTGGTGGTGGGGGAGAATTTGGGGGTGGAGGAGCCTCCGAAAGTTTTGATTCTGAATCGTCTGATTCGGGTTCAGATTCAAGTTCAAGTGATTCTGGATCAAATAACGACTAAAATGTAAAGGAGAAAATGTTATGGCGAGAAATGATTGGGATGCTCATAATGAGAAAAAACAGGAATTGACAAATCAAACACTGGATCTTATCAGTGGAAAATGGAAAAAATGGGGAACGCTTATTGCTATCCTATTTGGTTTTTTATGCGTTCTTATTGCTCATCCTTGGGTAATTGTACCCGCAGGACATAGAGGTGTTGTTCTTGAATGGGGAAAGCCTAAACCTATTCCTCTATCAGATGGTTTATCTTCAAGGATACCTATCTATCAAGATGTTATCAAAATGTCTGTTCAGATTTTATTGAGTAAACAAGATTGTGAAGCGGTTACAAAAGATCAGCAGTTCAATCATACTACAGTTACGGTAAACTATCACCTTATTCCAGAAGATGTTTCCTGGGTATATAGAGAGTTAGGTTTATCATATGCTCAAAAGATTGTGGAACCAAAAACTCAAGAAGTGGTAAAACAAGCAACAGCAAGATACAATGCTCTTGAATTGATTACTAAACGAGAGATTATTCGTGATGAAATGAAGAAAGATTTGAAAGCAAATTTACTTCCATATAAAATGATTGTTGATGATTTTACCATTGTAAATTTCAAGTGGTCAAAACAATTTGAGGAAGCGATTGAAAATAAACAGATTGCGGAACAGAAAGCATTGACCGAACAGAGAAATCTGGAAGCGGAAAAATTCAAAGCGCAACAGAAGATAGCAGCCGCAGAGGGAGAAGCGAAATCTATTCAATTACGCAGGGAACAATTGAATCCTATCGTTCTTGAGTATGAGGCTCTGAAAAAATGGGATGGTGTTCTTCCTCAATTTATGGGAAGCAATGCTACACCTTTTGTAAATTTGAAAATGAAAGATCCTTCTGCTAAAAAGGAATAATGTATGTTATTCAAACTGATAAAAAAATGGTTTGAGTTATTTTTAGAAAAGAGAAGATTGAAGAAAAGGGGGCGATATCGCCCCCATTCTATTGATCAAATGGCACAAAACGCAATTGAATCCTGTTATCGAGAAGATGGTTGGATGGTAGATGTATGGGATACAAGAACAATGAGTCCTTCATCAAGTAAATCAGATATATATGAATATGGGAACGGCGTTTATATTTGGCAGCCCAGCGGTGGGCATCAACATCAGGATTATCAGGGCAATCCATAAGGAGTTATAAATGTCTACCATAAACACTTTTAGTATGGGAACAGAAGAAATGATGGAGATTTGTAATCAAGTAAAAAATATTATCATTGATGAAATATGGAGAGAAAAAATAATTTCTGATGAAATACATACCGTTTGGTCAAAAGAAAGAATGGTAATTGTAACTAAACCATCAATAATTTGTTCTTGGTTCAAAAATATTATGGGGAAATCAGCAGACACTTATCATATTTTTGTTGGTAAAATTTCTCCTGAACAAATTGAAAATATGAAAAGGAAAGAAGAAAATGAACAAACAAAAAATTGATATTACAATATCAAGGGGAGCAACAATTTCTTTACCTAATTATAGAGGAATCAAGCCCGCAGTTTCCATCACAGTAAAAAATATTGATGTAGATAAAACAACTGAAGTTTATGATAAAGTTTCCCACGGACTTGATGCTCTTTGGGGTCTTGAATGTTTATCTCTTATGAATGAATTAGATGCGCTTCAACAAAGAGGTCCAGTTGCATATATTGAAGCATTGAGAAATGCTGAATCAAGAATGATGGAAGTTCTGGAACGATTTGGAAATGAAATGGTGTCAATGACAGTAACCCCGACAGAGGGAATTAGTTTAAATGATAGAAGATAATTTATTATGAAACCTCAATTTATTTGTAATTGTGGAAGTAATAAATGGTATGTTTATGAAAACCGTATTGAATGTATTGAGTGCGGGAATATGTATTTTTTGAAACAGGAAACAACTGTCAAAGAGTTCAATAAAAATCGAGCACGATGGATTTGATGGGGGGAAAAATCCTTTTTCTTATTATGGACTTAGGACGGTAGCCACACCATAGGTTATACAACTCCGTCCTAACGGAAGGTGGAAAGCCAGAACCGAACCCATCAAACCCATTGATATTATTAATAAACATTTATCTTGACATATTTCCTTTATTCTGGTATAATAACATAATGAATGATGAAATTGGAAAAATCGAAGATTGTATTGGATGCGGATTTTGTTGTTGGAAATCTATGTGTCAGGCCGGACATAGACTTTATCCTGGCGCTGAATTGTGTCCTGCGCTTATATGGAATGGAAAAAGACATGTTTGTGATCTTATGCAACTTCCTGGAAATCTTGGAGAACTTTATAGGAAAGAACTTTATGCAAGGGAAGGATGTTGTTCTAATTTGAATTCTTGGAGAAGAATGCCGTTAGAAGATAGAACAAAAGTAAAAAGACTTTCAAGAGAATCCCTTCCAGAACTTTTTCAGATTTTTCTTCATTGTCTGGGGAAGGAATGGATTAGTCCTGATGTTTTTTATTTGACTGTTTCTAATTTTTGTAATGAATTGAAAAAAAGAGAATATACAAAAGAAAAAATTGAAGGTATTTCGAAATTGATTATTCATTATCTCAAAGGGAATGAAACTTCTTTCAAAAAAGATTTTATGGGAAGTTTATAAATTATGGTCGAGTTAGTGTAAAGGATTGCACACTGAGAACATCATTGATTCAGAAGAACGGTTCGATTCCGTAACTCTTCCTCAAAAGGAAAAATATTATGGGAAGTCTTGTTGACAGATTATGTAAAAAAGGATTGATCAATCCACCTGGATTTTTGGCAATGAATGTTCATTATGAAGTAATTATGGGAAGTATCGCTTATGGTGTTTCTTCTGATAATTCTGATATGGATATTTATGGTTTTGCCATTCCACCGAAGTATATGATTTTTCCTCATTTGATTGGTGAAATCTCAGGCTTCGGAAAGCAAACAAATCGGTTTGAACAATATCAGCAAGCGCATATCGAATGTAAAGACGAAAGAAAAGAATACGATTTACAAATCTATTCTATTGTCAAATATTTTCAATTGTGTATGGATAATAATCCAAATATGATTGACAGTCTTTTCGTTCCGCAAAGATGCGTTTTGCATTCTACCGCAATCGGAAATTTGGTTCGTGAGAATCGGAGAATGTTCCTTCACAAAGGATGCTGGCATAAATTCAAAGGTTATGCATATAGTCAGATGCATAAAATGGATACAAAAAAGCCAGAAGGAAAGCGAAAAGAAATTGTTGAAAAATTTGGTTATGATGTAAAATTCGCTTATCACGTTGTTCGATTATTGAATGAAGTGGAAATGATCTTGACGGAGGGTGATCTTGATGTTACCCGAAACAGGGAACAATTGAAATCTATCCGTAGAGGTGAATGGACAGAAACACAAATTTTTGAATATTTCACCATGAAAGAAAAGTCCCTTGAAGAAGTGTATGCTAAAAGCACTCTTCCATATGGGCCTGATGAAAATAAAATCAAAGAATTGCTCTTGAATTGTTTGGAGCAACATTATGGTTCTTTAGACGAGGCTATTGCTAAACCAAATTCATATTCTGAATTGGTAAATGATTTGGAAAGTTTGGTTGGAAAACATAGAAAACGGGTATTGTAATGGGGGAATCAACTAAGCCATAATGTTGAAAGTTAGGGTGTTTGGCCTTTCGGTACGAATCTTAGGGATCAGCTCCTAATCATAGAACCGAATCCTAACCTGAACCTGTTACAATACTCACCTACAAAAAGGAAAAATATGAAAAATATATTGTTTATACTGTTTTCAATTTTGTTTATTACTTTTCCCATAACCTGTTATGGTTTTGTTGTTGCTATTGATGTTGGTCATGCGGGTTATGGTAATGGTACAATTAGCGCAAGTGGAGTGCCAGAAGTAACTTATAATAAAGAAGTTGCAACCGGATTGAAAGAGAACCTTGAAGCAAGAGGATTTGAATGTTTTCTAATAGATGGTATTTTACTCAAAGAAAGACCTTTTATAGCAAATAGTAAAGCATCAATTCTCGTTTCAATTCATCACGATTCTGTTGTTTATAATCCAAAAACTGCTTATCGGTTTTTGGGTTTTTCTATTTTTATTGATAGAAGTAAAGGTAAATGGAATAATCAATACAAAAAAAGTTTTCAACTTGCGAGAAATATTGGGCGTCAAATGGTATACCAGAATTTTCCTGTTGCAACATATCAAGAAGGTAATAAGAGAAGGGGATATAAATGGGAAGATAAAGAAGACGGAATTTACAGTACAGACAAATTATTTATTTTGAAGGAATCGAAAATTCCTGCGGTTCTTATAGAGTGTGGTGTTATATCAAATCCAGAAGAAGAAAAATTTTTATCTGATCCTGAAGGTAGGAAAAGGCTAATTCATGCGATAGCACAAGGAATAAGATATTGATTTACTTTTTATATAAAATATGGTATATTATAAAATAAAAGGTATCTCCTGACAATAAATAGGCCAGGGGGATTTTTATATGAGACAAATTTTAGATAATGAACTTGGAACAATAAAAGAATCAAAGGGTGTAAAAGTTATAGATTTTTGGGCGGCTTGGTGTGGGCCTTGTAAAATGTATTCACCTATTTTTGAAAAGGTAGAACAAGACTTTCCAGAAGTAGAATTTGGAAAAGTAAATGTAGATGATAATCCTAAAATATCAACATTTTTTGGTATTCGATCAATTCCTACAACAATAATAATGAAAGATGGTGAAATAGCAGATATTGTTTATGGAATTATGTCAAAGAATGATCTGGGATTGCGGGTGAAACGAGCAAAGGGGTAAATATGCAAGAAGTAACTTATTTTTGTAATGGTTGTGATAGAAAATTGAGTGTAAAAGATATAAAATATGTTATGAATAAAGATGATAATACATATATTATTTATTATGGTGAACATGCTCAATTGTATATCAAAGAAGAAAAATATCATTTCTGTCAAAAGAAATGTTTGATGAGAGAACTTGAATTACAGGAGAAATTCTAATGGACAAAATTGATAAGATGTTTGATGATTTGACAGGGGATATAGAGGGTGGTGGAACCCCTCAAAAGAAAAATTATGTTATGATCCTTCTTGACGCATCAGGTTCCATGACCTCAATGCAAAATGAAGCGATTGATGCTTTCAATCAACAAGTGAATGTTATTAGAGAAAGTTCTAAAGATATGAAAACCTTTGTTACTTTCAGAACATTTTCAACAACCCCCCATCGTCCTGTATTCTGGAATAAATCAGTTGATATATTACGAAAACTTGACAGAGATGAATATATGCCTGAAGGAATGACCGCAATGCTTGATTGTGTTGGGGATACTTTATCTGAAATGAAAGACATTACAGAGAAAGAAGCAAAAAATGATACATCATTTCTTGTTATCATTATTTCAGATGGTGCTGAAAATAATTCAAAAAAATATACGTATGGTGATATTCAGAAAACCATCTCTTCTCTTACAGAAACAAAAAAATGGACATTTACTTATCTTGGAGCAAATCAGGATTTGAGTAAGATCAGTAAAGACTTGAATATTCCATTATCAAATACCGCTAATTTCGTAGCAGATGCAATTGGAGTTCAATATGCAAATGTTCAAACTATGTCTGCATATAAAAGTTATTTTGCGAGTAGGGGTGTAGGTGAAACAATGTCTTCTAATTTTTATGATCCTAAAGAAGCAGTTATTGGTAAAATAGATACAAAAACGTGGAAAAAGGGGAAAAAACGTGAAAAGAAAATTGCTCCATAAACATCAACATAAACAAGAAAAAGATAATGCTGAAAAAAATATTGTTGTTTCAAGAAAACAATTCAAACAAATGATTCTTCCGCCTGTAGGAACAGAAATCAATTTGGAAGAACTAAAATTTCATATTGTAGCACATAATACTGGAAAAATGCGATTTACAGCGCATTCTAAAGAAATGCCGAAGAATGATTCAATGTTTTCTTGGGAAGGAAAAAAATATCTTATAAATTATCTTATGCCAGAAAAGAATAGATTTTCTGCTACATTTGCAGGATTTATGGAAGCGGAAGTAGTAACAGAACCAATTCCCGATGCTCCTGTAGGAAATATTGAAGAAACAGTAGAAAAGGTATTATAATATAAAATAGCGGGAAAGTATAGTGTCTTTATTTCATAATAGTTTCCAGCGACTCTATTATGAAAAACCTCCTTTCGCTATATTTTCCCGATATAAGGAAATTTGTAATGTTGAAAATAATTCATGAAGATAAAGAACCAAAAATATTAGTGATTACTCCGCTTTTGACCGGCCATACTATATCCAAAGATACAAAAAATTCTATCAAAAGAAATGAAATTCCTTATATATGGGTAAGTTATACAGGTGATGGTAAACATGCAAAGAATGTTCAAAATGGTTTGGATACGTTTATAAATAAATATCCTATACCGAAATATATTCAGATCCTTGATAGGGATATTATTTTAGGTAGATTTTTTCTTGATAGAATGTATGAAGCATTGGTGAATACAAAGGAAGATATTGGATTTACATATTGTCCGTTTGAATACAGAGGATTTATAAATATACAATTTCCTCCGCAAAAATATGATATTGAAAGATTATTGGTGGGAAATTATATTTCTTCAAATAGTTTATATAAAACAGAAGTAATCAATAAGGTAAAAGGTTTTGTTGTTCAAGAAATATATCATCGTTTGAGTGATTGGGCAATGTTTCTAAAATTATATTATTATGGGTATATCGGAACCTTATGCGATAAAACACAATTTACTGCTGTTAGCACAAAAGATGATATTTCCGCAGGTAGCAGAGAAGAATTTGAAAAGACAGCAAAACTAATAAGAATAGATTTTGGAAGGCCGATAATAGAACGATGAATTGGATATTATATACTATATTAGGAGCGTTATTTATTGGGATAGGAAATACTTTTTTTAGATGGATACCTCAACATTATAATATAAGTATTTGGACAATTATTTTATTACTTATTCCATTGATCATTATAGCAGAATATGGTATTGGAATGGGATATATGACGGGCCCTAAATTTCTTACAGTATGGTTTTTTGGGAATGCTCTGATATTGGTATCGGGATTTATTTTTAGTTCAATTGTGTTCAAAGAAATTCCTGTATTTATTGAATTGGTAGGTATTGGAATAATAATTTTTGGTGCTGTTTTATTAGCATCTGCAAGATAAAAAGGAAATTTTATGGAATGTTCAGTTTGTTCAAGGAATATGAGTAAAGTAAGTAATCATATTGGAATGGAGCATAAAGTATCTTTAGAACAAAGAATACAAACAAAAAAAGGTGATTTTTTTGAAATTTACCCTGAATTTACAGGAAAAATCTTTGATAAATATGGAATTAGAAATTATAATGTATGTGTTATATGCGTATTGAAAGCAATAGGTATAACAGAACTAAAAGGAACATATATGTATAAAGATAGTGAATATTGTTCATCGTGTGGAAGAAGTATGATAAGAAAAGGTGTAGTTTATTCTGCTAATACTATGTCCATTCAAAAAGATGCTCCTGGATTTCTTGATGTATATCCAGAGTTCAAAGGAATATCTGGATACAAAGATCCTAATTTTGGAGAATTAGTTATGATTCATATTTGTCATGTTTGTTTATTGAAAGGATTGGGTGTTGATATTGTAGAAATGCAAGTTGATCCAATGGTAATAAATATCACACCGTAGGAGGTAAAAAAATGAAAAAAATATTGTTGGAGGTAAAAAAATGAAAAAAATATTGTTGGAGGTAAAAAAATGAAAAAAATATTGTTGGAGGTAAAAAAATGAAAAAAATATTGTTGGTTGTATTTTTGTTATCGTTATTTTTTATTTTTGTCAATCAAAGTGAAGCCCAAAAAGAATATGTTCCGGTTCCAAGTATGATATGGGAGCATATAGAAATTATTTCAGGGTCAATTATTCGTATTGATAGATATATGCATCCAGGTGGAAGACAATTTTCTCAAGGGATTCATATCATAGTAAAAACAAAGACAACAGAAGAAAATGTTTCAATGGGGCCTGCATGGTTTATTGATAAAAATCTTTCATTCCATATCAGAGATAATGTAAAATTATCGGTTTTTAGAATTACACAAAATGGTCTAAAATTTGCTATTGCAAAAGATATTGAAATTTTAGGTGAGGGAAAAATTTTGAGAATAAGAGATGAAAAAGGATTTCCAGTTTGGATAAGAAAATAAAATCCCTATAGATTTCAATACCTTATAAAATATTCAATGATTTCAATGATGCTATGATAACCTTATGTAATCATAGCATTTATTTTTTCTTCTTTTTCCTTGACAAGTTACCTGTTTTTTGATATAATAGATATAGAAAGTGAGGAAAAATGAACAGAACGCTTGAACTTATGCAGAACGATTTTGAATCATCTTCAAGAAATACACCGCAATGGAGTTATTTTTGTAGAACCGCAAAAAGGGAATTGGAGAAAGAACTACAAAAAAATATTGGAATCAAAAAATACGAATTTCATAAAGGTCATTTCTATTTTTCGGGTTTTTTCACCACCCTTGACAATAAGATTTATTATTTTATGACTTCTGATTTTCGTTATTTTGCAAATGAAAAAATGCTCATTCGAACTGCAAAAAGTTATAGCGATTATACTGGTGGAAGAAATTGTTATATCACAATTCAAGAAAATATGTTTGTAAATAAAATTCTTCCAAGAGAATAAAAAAATGGAACGAAAGATAATTTGTATTCAATATGAAAAAGTAACTTTGATTAGTATATTATCACTTTATAAACATGGAAGACCAGAAAAATGCCCTTATTGTAATGGTAGAGTAATTTATATTGAAAAAGAAAAACAATAATGGATAATGATAAACTGATTGAATTTCTCAAAGAACCAAAATAAAAAAGAAAGGTAAATGAAAATGAAGTATTCAACGAAGAAAGAAATGAAACGCGCCATTCAAGAAACCATTAAAAGGGAATCGTTAGGAGCCGATGAAAATAAAAAAATTCAAAATCGTTTTGCTCAAAAGGTACAAGCATCATTGATGATTCTTTTGAATGATGCGGGAGAAATGGGTATGACGGAAGGTGATTTTATGGTTACTATTGAAGAAATCATCAGAATTATGGATTCTTATTTGGTTTATTCTTCACCTATCAAAAAATAAGGAAAAAAAATGAGTGAACTCAAAGTAGAAAATCAAGAATTAGGAAAATGCCCGAAATGCGGAAGTACAAATTTAGATTATTCTATGGCCCATCCTCAAGATGATGAAATGTTATATGAAGTGGATTGTGATGATTGTGGTTTTACAGGATATGAATGTCACAAATTAGTATTTATTGAATACATTGAAAGGTAGAATAAAATGAAAACTTTTTCTTGGGTTTACAGACCTGGAATTATGGATGTTGTTGACCCTATGATAATCAAAGGTCAACCGATCAAAGCGGGTGAAAAGGTTCGTGTTACAAAACGAATTGGAAAAGCATTCACCTGGATTGAAGATCAAAATGGAAATGAACAGTCTGTTTGGAAACGAGCATTATGGAGATCATAGAAATGGTAGAAATCAAGGTTGGTGATCGTTTAGAACTTTATAACAGAATTTATGATGTTATTAGAGTTGAAGACGATATTTGTGTTCTGGTAACAAAAAACCGATTAGGAGAATTGAATATTGCTTATAAAACTTTGGTCGAGCAAATTCAAAATCATCAAATAAAGGTTGTATTGGAATGATAATTTTTATATTCAAAATTATTGTATGCTTAGTTGTTGCCACATTCTCTCATGGTTTTCTTCAAATTGGGTTTGGAATGGAGAATGATTTATGGAGATTACTAATAGTGGGGGTTGTTGTATTTTTATTATGGGTGACAATGGATTTTGAAAAATAAGGGTAGTATTTCAATAGAAAGAGTATTAGAAAGGGTATTATGCTAAAAGTCAATAATCATGGGGTAGAAATTTATGATGGAAATGAAGTGGTTATTCATTTGAATCCGAAAATGATTGAAGCAAATCAATCAAAGGTTTATCTTACTCGCAGGGAATTATTGGAAATGGTCGATCTTCTTGATGGAACTTTATCAAAATGTCCTGATTGTATTTTATATGAAGAACCAAATTCAAAATGTCTTGCAAATTATTGTATAAATGAAATAAGGAAAGGATTATAAAATGAGAAGTTGGTTATCAATAAGTCAAAGAGATATAATTTATTCGTTACCATCCGAAAAACTGGAAACAATGTTCCCAATGCTAAAATATGGGAGATATAATGTTGAACCATATCGTTTTTTTACTGTATCAAAAACTGGTCGAGTGATTAGACGCAAAGTTTCGCATGAAAAAGTGTCGAATATGTTCATTTATCAAGCAAAATATATTGATATCAATATTGCTCCTGATTATGTTATTAGAAGTGAAATAAAAAAGGTATTGCGAAAACGGGGTATTTCTCGTCCCGGCCTTTTGAAAATGATATTGGGGTAAAAATGAAAATACTTGATGAATCAAAAGCATTGACAGAAATGAGGGTATCTGATATTATCATTCGTTTACAGGTGATAAGCGAAGAAGTTGAACATACTATTTTTGCTACCGATGGATCAGAAAAAATTGCTCTTTGGAATGTAAACGGAAAAATTCAAGATAGCATTCGAGAATTACAAAAAATTCTTCGAAGACTAACTTTTCAGGAAGGATAAAATGAATAAGAAAATTATGGAACAATTAGGTTTTGGGAATGAAGTAAAAAAAGTTGAAGCGGGGGTTTGTCCTTTTTGTAATTTACCTGTAAAGGTAGAGGATTTTCAAAATGATATTTCTCGAAAAGAATTTCGTATTTCGGGGATTTGCCAAAAATGTCAGGATGGTTTTTTTGTATGAAAAAAAACAGACTTTATGTTCTGATTCGAAAAGATATGAAAAAAGCATATCAAGCGGTTCAAGCGGGACATGCTGTAGCAGGATTTGTTCTCCGTTATCCTTTTTGGAGAAATGAAACTTTGATTTACTTGAATGTAGCAAATGAAAAATCTCTCAAAGGGTATCATGAAAAATTAGGAAATTTTTATCGTTTTGCTTTTTATGAACCCGATAAAAATTATGAAATGACGGCTTTGGCTGTTTTTGATAATAACAGAAGAAGATTTAGACATTTGAAATTGATGAAATAGGAGAATAAAATGTTTTGTATTACATGTGGAAAAAAATTACTGCAAAAGAAAATAAACAAGTTTGACGCCAAAACAGGAAAGTCGTTGTCCATTCATGTTTGTCCATCAAATGAGTGTGGTCATGATGGTGTGGACCATTCTGCTTTTATCAAAAAAAATAGTTTTATTGATGATTTACTGGGGAAATATAGATATTGTTTATTTTGTAAAAGAGAAGTATAAATGAAAATTACAGAATATTTTGATCCTGATAATATGAATCATATCAAAGCATATGCCCATATGCAAAATACAGGATTTTGGCCAGAAGAATTTATTCCAAAGGATACTGAATTTCCGGTATGTTGGAATATGATTATAAATGGAAAAATAGCAGATAGATGGGTAAAATATAAATTGGAAGGTAAGTAAAATGGAAAAAGAAACTGTTGTAAAAGAATGTGCGGGATGTGGAAAAGTGGTTGATACTCTTTTCTGTGGTGTTTATATTTCCCCCTTGGGGAAATGGGAATCTGGAAAGAATTGCCCTATGGCCACTCACCTTGTACGGGAAGTCAAAGAGCAGAAATTCGTAAACCCCTTGAAGGCTTCAAAACGTGAAGCGCAAGGAAGGGGATAATCTGAATTTGGGAACGAAAAGAGCATTGAAAATCGTGCTCTTTTTGTGTTTACAATACAATACGAATTTGGTATAATAAAGTGAGAATAATAGGAATTTTATGTTTTTTTACTGTAAGGTCGTAGGTTAGGAGTTCTTATGATAAACATACTACGGGAGAACAAAAAGAAAAAAAGACCAGAAATCAATCTGGATAAAATGTTTACATTTGAGGAATATAAGGCACGATCCTTATTTCGTATTGTCGCAAATTCTGGAAGAGAATTACAATTCAAAGTAACAATGCTCGGCTCTGGTGCTCAAATAAAAATGTCTATCACTGATTTTGGAAAATATAAAAAATGATAATATATCTTTCTTATTTTGTAATTATAGTATTTATATTGATATTCCTTTTTCTTATTATGGGGTGGAGTAGATAAATGTTTATTATATCTTGTCCATATTGTAAAATTGAAATGTGCCCATCGGGACATTCATCAGGTGTTTGTAATGGATGGTCTTGTTCAAAATGTGAACATGAAGAGCCGGAAATGGGAAGTTGGGCTCTTGGCGGAAGACAATCAATTGGGGAATGTTTTTGTAAAAATTGTTTGATAAAAAAAGAGAAGAATAAATGAAAATTATAAAACAATCTTGGTCATTTCTAAATGACTTTGATGATTTTGATATAGATAAAATTCTTTCCCGTATAGAAGAAACGGGGAGAACCGCATATAAAACTGAAGAGAAAATTACCGATGAATCTTATGAAAAATTTATCCGTGGGCTTGTCAAAAGTGGCCATTTTTCAGTTCTGGAACATGGATCACTTTCCATTCGCATAATCACGAATAGAGCAATCGCAAATGAAATAGTTCGCCATCGGTTGGTGAGTTATACCCAAGAATCTACTCGTTATTGTAATTATTCAAATGAAAAATTTGGAAATGAAATTACAGTCATTCTTCCATCTTGGTTTTATTCTCTTGAACCAATAGAGGAAACAATCAAAACTATTGATGATTTACCAGAACGGAGAAATCCGGCGGGGAGATTTTTATCAAATCTTGAAAAACAATTTGAAAGGTGGATATGGGCAATAAGACAAACAGAATATACTTATTATGATTTGCTAAAATTAGGGCAACACCCAGAACAAGCAAGAGGTATATTACCTCTTGATTTGAAAACTGAATTAGTTATGACAGCAAATCTCACTGAATGGAGACATATTCTGAAACTGCGAACCGCAAAAGATGTTCATCCACAATGTAGAGAATTATTTCTTTCAATCTTACAGGAATTCTATAATAAATTACCGATTGTGTTTGAAGACATATTGATAGGTAAAGTAGTTATTCAAGAATTGGAAAAGGCTTTATAAAATGAAGTTCAACGGTAAAATAGCATTCGATATTGATGATACGATCATTGATTTATCTACACCTGTCTTGAATTATATTGAAAAAATATATGGGATAAGAGTAGAAAAAGAAGTTTGGTTACAATGTAGGAGTATTGAAGAAGTAACAAAATTGAAATACGGTGATGCGTTGAAATGCGTCAATCTTGCTACAGCAAATCTTGAAGCGCAAAAAGAGATTGAAGGAGCGATAGACTTTATACGGAAATACCATAAATATACAAAAGAGGAAATTGTCTTTGTCACCCGTAGATGGGATTATGACAACACTTTCAAATTACTAAACATATTATTGAATGGGATACCGTATAAAGTTATCTTTGTAAAATATGAAAAACTTTCTGCTCTATTAGAAAATGAGGTAAAATATTTTATTGATGATAGCCCTCATGTAGCAAAAGAATTATCCGATGGAAGTCAAGCAGGGATCAAAATGTTTTTATTTGATCAATTCGATGTTTTTAGTAATATGAAATTCAATAATAATATAAAAAGAGTAACATCATGGAAGGAGATAAAAAATGCCTTTCATGAATAATTGTATTCATTTAGATAAAAAAAGAATAAGAACAAGTATGTTTCAAAAAAAACATCCGTCTTGTAAAATATATGCTCTTGGTGGAGATTTATGTATATGTTATGAGTCTAATAAATATAAAATGGGTTGCGCTAATATAAAAGAATGCCCAAAATATGAAGTAAAACTATTTTCAGATAATATGTTCAAATTATAAAGAAGTATTTTTCATAAGAGGAATGGGAATGTTGACAGAAAAACCAGAATCAATAATAGAAGAAAAAGAAGTAATAAACACTGAAAAATTTACAAAAAAAATAGAAGGACTGGAAGCAGAAATTATAGAAATTCTTCGTAATAAGAGAATAGTAGAAATTATTTCACCAAAAGAAATTCATAAATGTGCTGTAGAACATGGTTGGTGGGAAGAAGAAAGAGGAATACCGGAATTATTATGTTTATGTCATAGTGAAATATCAGAAGCATTAGAAGCATACCGTAATCATTTACAGCCTGGAGAAAAAGGATGGGTTGGTGAGGAATTAGCAGATTGTGTTATTAGGATTTGGGATATGAGTGAAAAGTTAGGAATTGATATTGTATCCGAAGTATTGAAAAAACATAAAGTAAATCTTGAAAGACCATATCGACACGGAAATAAAAAATGTTAGGAGAATAAAATGATTATCAATATTTCAGCAAAATGTTCTGATTGTTTTAGTATGTGGGATGAAAATGGAAGAGAATTTCAGGGTTATGTTCCAGAATTTTTTGGTGGTGGTGATTATGTTCAATTGTCAATTGACACTGAAACTGGAAGAATTATTGATTGGAATGCGGAAGAAGATGAAATAAATGAATACTTCAAAGAAGAAAAGGAAGAGGAAGAGGAAGAAGACGATTCGCCAGATTATCCATCTACTGCTAATATTTGGAGAACATAATGGATCAATCAAAATTGACAGATAGGAGCCTTGGAATTACTCATGTTGGGGATGATAAATGGGCGGGTGTAAGACCTAAAGCACGTGAAGATTATATTGATCGTCATATAAAAGCAAAAAGAAATAAACAAATTCCCGCACCTAAATATAAAATAGGTGAACAAATTGTCCTTTGTGAAAGAAGATATAAAGAACAATCCCCATATTATCTTGCGGAGGTAATAGATTTTGAACCCGCAGATAAAGGTTTTATTTATTTTGGTATTTTATTGAAAACAACAAATAAAAAACAATTAGATCGTATTGGAAGACTTATACATTGGGAAGGTTATTGGTTTGGTAAATCCCCCGCAAATGTAGCCCCTGAAACGATAAAATGGTTAGAAGGAGAAAAAAATGTTTGATGATATAATCGGAAATAGTGGATTATTTCCAGAACCACCAAAACCAAAAATAACAGATGATGATGAAACTCTTGACGCAATGAAAAAATCAATCAGTAAAACTTTAGGGACTACAAATTGGAAATTTGAAGATGACGCTGATGATGAAGATGTTTCTTGCGGTAACTGTAAAGGCTGTAAACCATAGTTTACAATATAGTTGAAATGTGTTATAATATATATAGAGTTGAAAATAATAATAAGGGGAAAATGAAATGTTTGATGATCTTTTGAGCCCGAATAATGATCCATTTTTGAGAGAAAATCAAAGAAGGAATGCTCCACGAAATACGGAGGCTGAAGGATGGGATTCTGGACAACCGCAACAATTTTGGACAGCACCAAATCCGAATGTTTGGAATAACAATCCCCCTCCACCCTCAACGGGCAACCCGGCAAGTAACAACACTGGACATGCAGGAAAGGGTCATCCCTAATATATTGTGCGCCGTGTAAATACTTTATCTTCTTACCAATATCGGACAAAAATGGTTTAGGGAGAAAACAAAAGTATCCTGTGGAAAACCACCACTCCGAGGCGCCCCGAAAGGATTTATGATACAACCACCGTTTTCAAGCCGTAGAAAAAATTCTATGGAAAAATGTTTTGAATTGTTGAATAAAGATAAACCAATAATTTTAGAATTTGGGATGACGAGAGTTCTTGATGGATGTGAAGGTGATGGTTATTCTACAATTCATTGGGCATATCAAATAGCACAATACGGCGGATCATTGATTTCTATTGATATTGATCCTCAAACAATCAATGTTTCGTCTGCATTGATAAAATTCTATGAAATATCAACTAATAATATTTTTCTTGTTTGTGCTGATGCTATGTCTTTTTTAGATAGTTTTGAATTGAAAAAGATTGATCTTTTATATTTGGATGCTTGGGATTATTTGGGAAATCAAGAAGAATTAGATAAAAGTTCTAAAATGCATCTTCAAGCATTTCTGAAATGCGAACCAATGTTGAAAAGCGGATCACTTGTTTTGATTGATGATATATTAGATACACAAACTCTTATAGGTAAGGGAAAAGAAGTTATTCCTTATATGGAAATAATTGGTTATGAAAATTGTTACAGGGATTATCAATTTCTTTATAGGAAACCGTAAGAAAAAAGAGGACAAGAAGATATTACAATTTCCGAAGCAGGGGGTTGTTTATATTCCACATAATAATTTGATTTGTGGAATCATTGACTTGGAAAAATTCAAGGAAAAAGAAAAGGAGTAAATATGTTGAAGAAAATGTTTTTGGTGATTGTAATTTTGTTATTCAGTGTATCGTTATCTTATGCTATAACTATACCCACTACAACGGAAAATTGTTGGGAAAGTTTTGGGTCAGAATTTCTAAATAATTATTTAGATCCGTGGATGTTTTCCATTCATAACGAAATAAATAATTTTCCAAATACTTTTCCTTCTTTTGGAGAAAATGTTTATACGGGTAATAGTATAGATTATTCTTTTGCTTTCAATCATGTTTTTAGTTATGAAGGAACGCATTGTAACACTTCTCCTGTACCTGAACCATCTACAATGTTGCTATTGGGAAGCGGTTTGGTTGGATTGGTAATGTTTGGGAAAAAGAAATGGAAAAACACAAATACTACGGACAAAAAGGGATTGATAGTTATTTGAACGATAATTTTATCAATAATAAACGAGACGGTTTTTTTGTTGAATGTGGTGCGGGGGAAGGTGTTATTGATTCTTCCTGTAAATTTTTTGAAGAAACTCTTGGATGGACAGGTATCAATATTGAACCTGTCCCAAAAATGTATACTCGCCTTGTAGAAAATAGACCTAAATGTTTCAATTCTAATTTTGCTCTTTCAGATAAAGAAGAAAAAGCATCATTTTTATATCCAATACATCATAAATTAGAATTTTTTGGAAATGGTTCTTTGACCCATACAAAAGAACATTTGGCTGATTTGAAAAGATTGAATTATAAATTTGAAACATATGATGTTCAATGTATAAAATTTTCATCATTATGGAAATCTATAGGTAAAGATATAAGAAGAAAAGGAATTGATCTTTTTGTGTTAGATGTTGAGGGGCATGAATTACAAGCGTTAGAAGGAATTTTACCTACAAAACCAAAGATATTATGTATAGAATATCCTTGGATTGGATTGAATAATATTGAAGAAAAAATTATACCCTATTCTTATATATTAGCGGGAATACATCATAACAACGCTATTTTTGTGCTTCATAATAAAGAGAATACATAGAATATCTGATAAAATCCTTTCCTTCAAATATAGCAGAATGAGAATCATATTTCATTTTCTTTATATTTACAAATCCTGCTGTATTCAAATACCATTCAAGAGTTTCTTTATCAAATGCCCCTTTGTGATCGTTAGGGGTAAGTATCCACGCTGTAAGTCTACCAAGATATGTTGGTGGATAATGATGTGGAACCCCCGGTGCCAGTTTATCAAACAATAATTTATTTCTATTCTGATACCATAACATACCTATTTCAAAATTAGGCACTACTATACGAACCAAGCCTTTTTGTTTCAATGTTCTACAAATTTCCTTGAATACAAATAATAAATTTTTTATATCTATATGTTCGAGAGTATGAGAAGTATAATAATTATCAACACTATTATCTTCAAGAGGAAAAGGTTGTCCTGAATTGAGATCATATTTATAATCTTCTCCTTTCAAATCTAATACTTTCCAGGGAATTATTGTTTCTGTAAATCTTTTAGCTCCACCGATATCAATACAAAGCATTATAACCCCCTATAAAATGGATATATAAAATGTTGACCATCTTTATAATATTTCCAAACTCTTGTATGAATAATTGTATCTTTATTAATTAGGTCTAACCACCATTCAGTATCAAGAATTATTTTTTTGATTTCATCAAAAATCATTCTATGGTGAATACTAATATCTTTATCAACATAGATGATATACATTCCTTCTTGAAGAATATCACAAACTTTTACTGATTTACTAATTATATCATCAAACATTATATTTTCTCCTTTTTAGCATCCGTTTGCTTCATCTTCATCTTCTTTTTTCCATCTTTCTTTCCGTTTCCATAAATAATCTTCTACTTCTTTAGAGTCCCATTTTTTATCATCCTCATCCTCATCCTCATCCTCATCTTCGTCTTCATCTTCGTCATCAACAATTTCCCAAGCATCATTATCATTTTTATATTCTTCTAAAAGTTCTATAACTTCTTTGATAATCTCTTCTAACGATATATCATCATCAAATTCAATTTCAGAATCATCATCGGTTTCTGGAATATCAGGTTCAAGTATATCATCAAAATTTTCTGGCATTTATTTTCTCTCAATCAAAATACTTCTTACCACTTTCGGGGAAATATGACCTGTTGAAGTTTTTTGATATATTATATTAGAAGCAAATTCAATAGCGTGTTCATTTGATATATCATTATATAATCCTCTGCTGAATATACCAGAATTAAAAATCATTGATGGATAATATTTATATTTTTTGAATACATCGGGTATTGCTACCCCTGCGCTCATAACTGTTTTTATATTGAACCCATTTTCTACCAATTTTTTCAATTGTTTTGATAAGTTTCTTTGTGGTGTATACATCTTTTGGTGTGTTTCCATCAATATACCACACGGAAAATTATTCTCAAATAATTTCATACCGCCTTCCAGGACTTCTACTTCTGCTCCTTCAACATCCATTTTGATAAAATTCGGATATCCTTTTCCGCTCATAAAATCTTCTAAGGTAAATGTTTCTACTTCAATTGTTTGTATAGTATTTTCTGTTTTTATAAGACTATTCAAATTTGTTTGATTGGATAAATGTAACGCTTTTCTTCCAGTTTTGTTATAGATAGCACAACGATGTATAGAAACTATATCCTCACACTTATTTTCCTTGACAGCCCTTTCGAGAAGTTCTATATTTCGTGAATCCGGTTCAATAGAATATATTCTTCCCTTACCATTTTTTTCTTTTATAAGTTTTGATGCTGAAAGGGTATTGTATCCAATGTTTGCTCCAAGGTCTATAATGATACCATCTACCGGAAGTTCTTTCTTGAAAACATACATGAATTCCGGCTCGCGAGGCTCTTCCCCATCCTTACCATTCCATTGTATAAGTTCAGAATGAATACCGGGCCAGCCTTCAACTAAAAACAATTTCATCCCATTTATTACTTTTGGAACAATTTTCATTATATAATCTCCGCATCAATATCCGCATCAATTTCATCGCACATCATTTTTTGTGTTGTTTTGATCAACCATTCTGTTTCTTCTGGTCGTAAAGAACGATCATCTATAATAAAATCATACATCGGTTTTCCCATTGTTAAGCCAAAAAATTTACAACCCCAATAAACCAATTGATCATATGTAACATTGAACCAATCCTTACCGGACCCTGATCCCCTTGCGGTATAATAGTGAATTTCATGGCCCATATGAGCCAATCTATTGATGTTTGAAATCATTTCTTTATTTGGTATAGATTGATTATAATCTCTATTTTCAGGGGTGATTGCTACCGTTTCATCCACATCTACATAAATAACCATTTTCCTTTTGAGTTTAGTTTTATTTTCTTTCTTCCATTCATCATATCCACACATAACATTTTCTCCTAATAGGTTTTATGTTTCAATTGAATATATTTATCCAAGTCTTTTTTATCTACTCCATCTTTTATCATAGTAACAACGGTTTTATCTATTTCATCAATCAATTGATTGCGCTGATAATTCAGATCACACGCTTTCTTGAATATATCAAAAAGGATTTTCATACCATCTTCTGAATAATACTTTGTCATAAACTCTTCAAATGTAAATCTTCGAATTTCATATAAGACTTCTTGACACTGCCACATTTTTAAATTTGCGACACCTAAACGATCCATCAACATACCCAATGTTTCTGCCATATTATCCCCCTATAACACTTACAATTGGTAAAGGAATTATTAGTCCTCTACCTGATTTTTTTTCTTTCTCAATTATATTATCCTTGAAATACCAAGGTAAAATTAAAAAATAATCTGGATTAATATTTTCAACTTCTTTTTCTGATATTATAGGAATAAGTGTTTGTGGCATAAAAGAACCAATTTTCTCCTCATTTATTTCTACAATAAAAGGTATATCTTTTTCAGTAAAATTACAATATTGAAGAATTGTATTTCCTCTTGATGATGCTCCATAACCTATAACAATTTTTCCTTTATCATTTATTTTATTTACTATAAGATCAACCAGAATTTTTCTCTGAGTTATTACATTACATTCAAAATCTCTATATATTTTATCAGAATATAAATGTCTTTCAAAATAATTCAATAATTTGGATAAATCCATTCCATTTCCATTCTTTTTAGAAAGAGTAATTAAAAAACATCCACCACTTGCCTTACTTTCTGTTACATCAATAATTTTAAATCCAATTTTATTCGCAATCCAATTGATTTGACTTATACTATAATATACTGTATGTTCGTGACAGACATTATCATATGAATTAGAAAATATCATATCCATTATTGAATTATCTTCTAAAACCCATATACCATCATCGGCAAGGATATTATAAATTTGTTGTGCTGTCTCCATTGGATTGTTTATATTTGAGAACATGGAAATAGAAGTTATAACTTTTGCTTTTTTATTACCAAAATGATTTATGAAGCCCTTTTCTGAAAAGTATTCGGGGATAATTACTGAACCAGTAGGATAATTTTCTTTCAATCTTTTTCCAATAGGATCAATACCTACAAGAATATTACCATTAGTTTTATATGCTCCGAGCATTGTTCCGTCATTGCTACCTAAATCAACAATAATATCTCTATTTTTTATATCTATTGTCTCATATATTTTAGAAACTATATCATATAAATGAGAAACCGCTGGCCTATTCAATTTTGATCTATAACCATAATTACATCCAAATACATCCATTGGATCAAAAATATGTTTTAGTTGAACAAGACCGCAAGTATTCTTCTTATCTCCTTTACATCTAACAAGTCTTAATGGCCCACAAATAACCTTTTCATCTTTTGTTTTAGGAAAAACTGCGGATATTGTATGTTCTCCTATATCTAATACCGGAACCAATTCAGTGTTACCACAAATTCTACATTTATCAATTTCTTTTATCATAATTTCCTATCTTATTTTTCTGATTATTTTATCTAAGAGATATATATCTCTTACAGCATCATCATCGTTTTTGGGATATACCATTTGTTCTACTATAAATGTATAATTATTAAAATCATCAAGAAATGTTATACAGTTTGATATGGATTGCGCAAGGCAATGATTTCCCCCATGACCAACACAAATTACTTTTTGTGCTTTATTCATAATAGAACAATCATAATGAAATTGTTTTATACTGGGATTGACCAAAATATATGGTGTTGTTCTATCAATAAGGGCATCAGGGTTTATATATTTTATCAAATCTTTATATATTGTATATATACCACCACCATCATTTCTTTTATTGTTTATCTTCCTATACTCTAAAGTATCTTCTATCTTTTGTTCACCCATTATCATTATATCATACTTTGATGAAATAGTATTCAATGCATTGAAAAAAATATTTCTTGTATCTTCCCATTTAACTTTTGAGAACCATCTAACTTTCGTTGTTACTACTACATAATCTCTTCTAAATGTTTCATTCAGTGGTCTACAAAATAATTTTGAAAAATATTCTCTATTCGGTCTTACAGGATAAAATCCATCTTCTTCCCATAAAGAATGTTGACTTCGATTTATGAGATTTTGATTTCTCGTAAGTTCGTATGGTGGTTTCGAAAACATAAGCTCACACAAATACCATACAAAATCCTCATACTCTTTTGATCTATATAATCTAATCATATGCATATCAGCAGAAACTATAATTCTTTTGAACCTATGTTTTATTGAATCGAGTGTTGCTTTAGTGTAAATAAGATCACCAATCCCCGCATTTAATTTTGCCTGTATAATACCATAATCATAATCAGGTTGCGGAAGAGCTTTTTTATACCAAGGTTTTATATTTAAAGAATGAGGATATATTGTAATTTCTCTTTTAACTTCTCTTGGAGTAATAAATTTTTGGTTAGAATCTTTTATTTTAGGTATTTTATTCACAATCTTTTACCAACCTGAATAAATCTTTCTATATTGCTCATAACATAATCATTATCATTTTTAAATGTTATTTCAGTAAAAGGTTCTTTTATATTTGGTTGCCTTAAAATAAATGGAGAACCACAAGATAACGCTAATATGAAATTCCCTCCCGTACCGATACATATTGTTCGAACAGCATTTTTCATAATTGTACAGTCTTCTTTCAGTCTGCTTAAAATAGGAGATGTAATACCAAGACCATCATATGTTGTATCTATTATTCTATTTTTCGGTACACACTCAATAATATCATTATATATAGAAAATATTTGATCTTTTTTTTGTAATTGTAAATATTCAGCATTCATTTCTACAACCTTTTCACCCATCACTACAATCTTATATTTATTACTTAATTCCTTTATTACATCTTGTATAATGGGTTTTATTTTATTATAATTAGATTGTTTGAATAATCTAACTTTAGTTGTTATAACTATAAATTTTTCATCTATATCAATATGCATTTTTGGATTACAGAATATTTTAGTGAAGATTTTCCATTTTGGAATTATAAAAGGAATGTTGTCAAAATGAGTAAATAACCAATAATCTCTTTCATGATAATCTTGATCTTCGGTTATAATATAAGGTGGTGGGAATAAAATTTTAAAGAATTCTCGTATGAAATTTTTATAATCTTCACTTCCATTACGATACTTGTTTATCAATTCCCAATTAGGGGATACATATAACTTTAATTTATCTCTTACTTCATCTAACTGTGCCTTCATTAGAATAAGAGAGCCTATTCCTAAATTCAATTTTGCTTTCAAAACAAGACCTGAAATACAGCTTGACGGTCCACTTAAAATTTTTCTACTCATATTATCTTCGGAGTTTTTTTCGTATAGAAATTTCTCCTGGAAATATTGTCCATTTTCCATCCCCCATGCCTGCTTGAATACTTCTCGCATATTTAGCAATTTTCATAACACCTTCGGGCTCTACACTCGCAGCCTGATCTGATCCATACATAGCACGATCAAGTGTTATATGAAGTTCTATCATTTCAGCACCAAGCGCACCTGCGATAATACAAAATGTAAGACCTGGATTGTGATTACTAAATCCGATTTTATATTCTGGATATTCTTCTTTAAGGGTTTTAATAAAATTCATATTCATTTCTTGAATAGGTGTGGGGTAAGTGCTTGTACACGCAAGAATGTATTCAACCTGATCTCCAAGATAGTCAACACATTTATCAACTTCATTTTTTGTTGACATTCCAGTAGATACGATAACTGACATTCCTGTATTTTTTATTTCTTCCAGTAATTCCATTTTAGTAATAAGAGGGGAAGGTATCTTTATATAAGGCGGGTCAAAATTTTCAAGGAATCTTACTGATTCAACATCCCACGGGCTTGCGAACCATTTCATTTTATTCCTCATACAATGTCTACTTATTTCATTATATTGACCATGATCAAATTCCAGGCCATCCTTTTGTTCTCTGAATGTAGTACCCCATTTTGATTCCCTTGGGGCATTCAATTCTTCTTCTGTATAAACAAGATCAATGGATCTTTTCTGAAATTTCACATAATCAAAGTCTGCTATTTTTGCTACATCTATTAATTTTTTAGCAATTTCCACATCACCGTTTGCGTTAATACCTATCTCACCGACTAAAACAATTTTGTCCATTAATCCTCCTCGAAATTTATTGACTCTATTTTTTTAAAGGTTATATTACACCATAACAATTCTTCTATTATTCTACCACAAAGAATCCGTGATATTTCTTTTTCCCATTGACTATTATATACGGATTGTAATTCTTCTTCAAATTTTTCCGGCCATTTCACATCTAATCTTTTTTCTCTTCCGTCTTTAAGTTTAACTAACACTTGCATAAGTTTCATCCCTCCGAACTTATGGTTCTACATAAAAATTTTTCCATAAAATAGCATCATATCCCTCAGTATTATAATTATAATCATAAAAAAATGACATTATTTTATCTCCTGAAATATGTAAAGCACAAGCAGAAACACTTCTATTTCTCATATATTCAGTACCATAAAAATAATATTCATAAATCTTAGACCATGTTGCTCCTGCATTAATTGATTTATAAATTGCAAATCCACTATTGCTACTATCATCATATTGATCAAGACTGTTTAAAACATAAATTGTATTGGCATCAACAACATGAAGTCCTATACAATCATCACTATTATCAAGACTTTCATCAAATGAATAAATAACTGTTTTTGTCCAATTTACTCCGCTATTTGTAGATTTATAAAATGCAATTTCAGATAATGGATCTGAGTTCATTTTAGACACAATATATATCGTGGTTGAATCAACCCATTTTATTCTTGAACTAAGTGCTGTTTCAATATATGCATATGGACTTGTTTCTATAATTTTTTTGGTAAAATTAGAACCCCCATCTGTAGTAATTTCTACAACTAATTGTTCAGTATAATTATCTACGGCTTCACGAAAAACACACGCAACACGATTTGAATCATATGCATCACTATCCATATATGCGTTATCAAGAAACGATGGATTATAAATGGTTGATGTTACCCAAGTAGCACCACCATCTATTGATTTAGCAAATTTAAAATAATAATAGGGTACTATATACATAATATAATTATAAAAAATAAAAATATTATTTGCATCTGGACAACACATATTTGTATATCCATAATTCACTGCCTGAGGATGGGACATTTCTTCTACTATTACTGGTGTTGACCATGTTGATCCACCATTTATTGATTTAGTAAACAATATCATACGATTAACTATTGATAACATGTCTTTATGATTATACGATAAATAAATTATATCATCACTAATGGTTTTTATTGAACCACTTGTCATTTCTTGTTGTTCGGTTATTACATCACTATTATCTGGATTTACAAAAGAATTGGTCCAATGATCTCCATTATCCGTACTTTTATATAAAACAAACTGACAACTATTACCGTCTACCCAATCTTCTCCTATAATATATATTGTATTATTATACACTGAGAGTCTTGGATACCATCCATAATCACCAATTTTTAATATCTCAAATCCCCAATATTTTGCATCTAATGATTTATTTAATACCCCAGTAGTTATTAATGCACCCAAATCATATGAAAGGTGTGTGTTATCATATTCCCAATCATAAAACTGATATGTTCCGCCTGCCGTTACTGGCGCTGTTATAGTAACATTGGTTCCTACGGTATATCTTCTTATAAATGACATTATTTTTTTATCTCCTCAATATATTTTTTAGTCACACTTACTACTTTTTCTCTATCCTTTTCTGATATATCTGGATAACTTGGTAACAAGATACACTCCTTATTTAATCTGGTAGCAATATCCATTATCCCTGTAATATTTTTAAGATATTCATGTTTATTGATAGGGTAGAACATCGGTCTTATTTCTATTCCTCTATCATTAAAAAATAATTCTGCTTTATCATAACTTATTTGTTTATGTATTCTAAATCCAAACATCCAATTTGAAAGATCACATCCTTCCTCTGGAATTTGAAATTCAATATCTTCTGATTTTAATTCCGATCTATAATAATCAAACAACGATTTCTTTTTCTTCACAATATCTTTTATACACATCAATTGCCCAAAAAGAATTGCTGCTTGTAAATTGGTCATTCTATAATTATATCCCAAAACATTATGAATAAATCTCTTTTGAGATAACCCTTGATTATGAAGACGATCTATATATAAATAAATATCTTCATCATTCGTTATGAATGCCCCGCCTTCTCCTGCGGTTACTGATTTATTACCAAAAAAAGATATAGCAGAACATAAAGATTCTGTTCCTGTATATTTTCCTTCATGCTTACCTAAAAATCCTTCACAATTATCTTCCGCAATTATTAATTCAGGATAATCTCTTTTCAATTTTGGTATGTTCACAATTCCGCTTATATTATGAACAACCAACATCGCATGGGTTTTGGATTGTAAGCCAAAATTCTCAATATATTCTTTATAACTATTTATATCAAAACACCAAGTATCAAGATTAGCATCAAAAGGAATTAGGGTGTAATGATCTTTATCATACAAGAACGCATTCCATGCCGCAACATAAACATTGTTTGGAACATACAATGAATTTATATTTGGATGCTTATATTTTAATGCTTTTGCTACCAAGTGCATTGCGGTAGTTCCATTACTTGTCAATATAACATATTTGTATCCAAACAATTCCCGTAATTTCTTTTCTGCAAGTTGAACATATATTCCTTTGCTTGAAATCCATCCGCTATTGATAGCATCTCTCGCATAATTCTTTACTAATACTGGAAGATATGGTTTATAAACAGGAACCATAATTTTTTCTGCTATTCTTTCACGAATCATTTATCCCTCACAATGAAGCCAATTTTCCAAGAAATTTTTTATAATTTCTTGTTACAAATTTACCGTCTTTATCATAATGCTCACCAAACATATATGTTTCAACTGGTTCCATTTGTCCACCATCATTTTTATAATCTAAAATTTTACTTGACGCTATTGCTAAACTAAAATTACCACCGTTCCCAAAAGTAACTACCGCTTCAGCACCATTCATAATCATACAATCATGTTGAATCATTTTTAAATCAGGACTTGATATTCTTCTATCATCCATACTTAAATCAGTAAGATTATATTTTTTTAAATTTTTAATGTAATCAGTATATATACAAGTATATTTTAGTAAATTTGGCCAAATTATCCTATCACCTAAAATAATCAAACGATATTTTCTTGCTAATTGCTGTAGGATACTAAAAAATTCATCTTGATTTCTTTGAAATGTTTGTATAATATCAACACCCCTTACCTTTGTTGTAAGAACAATATATTTTTGTTTAGTAGGAAGAGGTTTTCCACGACAAAGATATTTTACTAAATCAGGAACCACTGGCATAATTCCATCATCTCTCATAAACGGAACACCATATTTTACTGGTAGGTTTTGATCATCGGATATTATATAAGGCGGTTTATCAAAAAGAAGTTTCATAAATTTAAAGATAAATTTATGTTGATCATCATATGCTTCTTGCCTACTAATTCTAAGCCATTTTAAATCTGGCGCAAGTTTTATTTCTTCATACTGATCTTTTACAGAATCAAGTTGTGCCTTACAAAAAATCATATGACCTAATCCACAATTTATTCTCCCACTTAATTTTTTAAATTCTTTTAATTGTATGGTTGCGGGTGGTGTAATTACTTTTGGTAAAGAGTTTATAATTATTTTTCTTTTAGATATTTTATTCATAAGGTTTTTATTCTCGCAAGAAAAGCATCATAATTGGTAGTAACCAGTAGTCCTTGTTTATCATCATGATGATCTCCCCATAAAAAATTTTCAAGATGTCTTGTAGAAACATCTTTTTTCCATGAATTTCCTCTATAACATATACAATTTTTTGTAACAGCAGTAGTCAAAACATGATTACCTCCATTACCTATTGCTATTGTTGCTTTTGCTCTACTCATTATTGTTGAATCTCTGAATAAAATATCTATATCTGGTTTATCCAAATTCGTCAACATAAAACGAATGTTTTTTATTCCTTTTGTTCCAGGTCTTCCGAAGAAATGAATTAATTCATCATATATACAAAAACCTTTTACTCCAATCGCTGGCCAGAATTTAGTTTCCCCCATGACAATTAATTTTTTACCTTTTAAAAGTTCAAATGTTTTGGTAATATCAATATCTGAATGATCAACATTCCTTGCTCTGGTATGTAACACAATATATTCTTCTGGATTAAAATCAAATGTCATTTCAGGTTTACAAAAATATTGGGGAAGATATGGAACAATAGGTAAAATACCGTCTTCCGTCCAAAAATCCCATGTTGCTCTTACAATACCCCTACCAGTTTCCCAATCAATTTCATATAATGGATCATTATCAAATAATAATTTTATTACTTTTTTTGTATACTCCCAAAGATTATCTACATTCTTAGTACCCCTTGATTGTCTCCATTTATTACTATGATTAGGAACAATTATTATTTTTTTATATTTATCTCTTACATTATCAAGCATTTTTTTAGCAAAAATCAAATCACCCAGCCCAATATTTATTTTTCTTTTAAATTCTTTCAAAGGGTTTATAATTATTTCTTCTTTTGGTAGTTTATTCATAACCTATTCCTTATTTAAAATTTTTTTTCTCCTAAATTTTTACCTAATTCTGACAATTGTTTTTCTTTCATATCAGATAAAATTTTCAAATCTGGTATATCATCAACTTTATATAATGTTCCTGACCATACCCCGGTTGTCCAATACTCTTTATCAATATATGATATACTGTTCTTTTCTTTCCCGTCCTTATCTGTAAACCCATGCTTCAAGGCAATAAGATATGATTTTACATCATAACCATCTCTAACTTTTTTCCGTTCAACGGCAATATACAACCAAATAAATTCAGTAGTATCTTCTGGATTTTCCCCTCTATATCCCATAACTCCAAAAAATTCTTCACCTGGATAAACAATTGCTGTTTTACCAGCCCATTTCATAAAATCTGGAAGTTCTGCGGGAACAATCACCTTGAATGTTCCAAAATCCATAATTTTTTGTGAGAGAGTATCTTTCTTTACAGTATCTTTAGAACAACCAATCAACATAAACAATATGACTAATAGTGCTATTGTAATTTTTTTCATTTTATTCAATCTCCTTATTCATCAATACCACAAACTTTACAATCCCCGCATGATGAACATTCCCAATCACTTGCTGTTTGTCTTGCCATTATTGACCACAAACCATCTTTTTCTTTCGAATCTGATTCAGCAATAAATATTTTTTTCTTTTCTTCTTCATCGGGAAAATATGTTCTAAACATATCTCCTCTTTTCAATTCACTCATTTCACATATTACCCATGTACCATCGGATAAAACTTTTTCAATTTTAACTTTTACATCATTATCCATAATCCACCTCTTATATCGTTATTTCCAATTCTTTCATTACATCACTTATTGGGTTGATGATTGTCGTTGTATCAGAACCCGCAAACAATAAACCAACCGCCCTATTCGTATCATCAACTACAAGAGAACCAGAATCCCCACCCTGACTTAGAGCACCCGCAATAATTTGTCCAACAAATAGGGCAGTTGATATTCCAGTATATCCTACATTGATTGTCGCATCCGTTACTAATATATTACTTTTATTCATTCCTGTAGTTCTACCAGATTTTTTTATACCCATTCCAATATCAGGAATTTCATTGATACCTGTTATAGAACCTATATCGAGAATATCTGTTGATATGAGGTCTTCCGATAATGGTATAGCAAGAGCAGCATCAACTTTATTTTCCTCTCCGATTTTCATAATAGGTGTAGTGTCCCACACAATTGTTTTCTTTATCTCTTCAATAGTGTTATACTCTTTCACTCTCCATGATGATCCTACCGCAACCGCAAGAAAATTCACAAACGATCTGGTAAATGAAGCAATCGAGCATGATGGTGACGATGGTGGTTTAGCTGGTGGTGGATCTACAGGTGGAGGGGGTGGTTGGCCTGTATTTCCAAAATTAATAGGAACGAATTTATGTAATATACCGATTTGATCAGCAGGATTTTTTCCTCCATCATACGGTCCTGGTTGTAGAATAGCATCTCCGACTAATGCGTTATTTTCATTTGCTAATACATGATTGTTTGATAAGATATATTTCTTTCCTAAAACATCCTTGACTATACATCCCAGGGTTCCCGCTGTTGATTGATAATGGCCTATACTACATCCTCCAAGGGCTGGTCGATATTTTCCTGTTACTGACAATGCTCTAATTTTACCTACTTCAATAACATCGGTTACTTCTCCTCCGATTGTATCAGGAACTAAATCTATGGCAGCAATTTGATTTTTAGGCAATTTCTTTTCAACCAATACCGTTACACATTTCCACGTTTGAACGCCGTCTTTAATTTTAATCCCCTTACCATATCCAACAACCCCTTTTTTTATCAAGATATCTTTTTTAACCATATATCATCCTCCAATTTACTTCTATAATCAGAATCAATTATTGTATAATCCAATGTTAATTCTTCACCTAACTCTATATCTCTTAGCGCATAATCCGGCGCCTCTCCTTCAAAATCTATCATCTCTGCCATATTAGGATTATTAGAATGATTTATATATTTAGTATCATCAAAACATAAAATATACTTCCCGTTCTTATAACTTTTATAAGAATACTTCATCAAGTATTTCATCGCAAAGGTAGAAAAACTAAACGCTTCCCGCATATTAAATTCTATATCAAATTTGGGGGTAAATTCCCATACTCTTGTTCCCTTTGGAATAAATTCATCCGCAAATAATCCAACCCCATGTATATCGCTTTTCTTTACTTTTGTTTTGACTAATAGCATTATTCTCCCCCATAATGATTTTCAATATACAATCCATTGTCCCGTAATAATTTTTCCTGGCGTGCCAAAATCATATCACTGGCAACCATCATTTTGATCAACTCTTTAAATTTTACCTTCGGTTCCCATCCTAATACTCTCTTGGCTTTGGAAGCATCTCCGCATAAATTATCTACTTCCGATGGGCGGAACAACCGTTTATCTATACTTATATATTTATCATAATCTAAATCTAATACCCTGAAAGTTTCTTCAACAAATTCTCTAACCGTATGCGATTCTCCCGTAGCAATAACATAATCATCTGGATTATCCTGCTGTAGTATGAGCCACATTGCCTCTACAAAATCCCCCGCATAACCCCAGTCTCTTTTAGCGTCCAGATTCCCCAATATCAATTTATCCTGTAATCCTAATTTGATTCGAGTAGCAGCCTGTGTAATCTTTCGAGTAACAAAATTTATACCACGCCGAGGACTGTTATGAACAACCCCAACTCCGATCCCGCACATATACTTCCCACTGTCCGTTTCCAAATCATACAAGTATCCATCATATACAGGATAAGTAATAACCCTCTTTACTTCATTTCGTTTCTGATAAAAATGATGTTCAAATTTCGGTATATATCCACCCCGTATTTTTCTTATGAATGGACTTGTAGCACCTGTTTTACGTGTTATCTCAGCATTTCTACTTTGCTGATCAATCATTAGTTTTACAGCATCATATTTTGCTTTCAAATTTCTTCTATTCTGATATGTTTTAGATGTAGATAAAAAATTCACTGAATAATAATAAGTTTCCTTACCTTTCCATTTAGCAATATCCACGTTGATATTATATTCTTGCCCTACTACAGTATTGATCAAGTATACCATCCCCGCAGTTAAAGTCATAGAAGAAGATTTAATATTCTTAAATTCATTCAATCTATCTAATCCACCCTGTAACCCATCCGCTTCATAGTATCCATGTAAAAACGCCATCTTAATTTTATTGTTAGAGTTTAATATCTTCCAAGGAACCCGCCTATCTCCATTATTACAAAAGAAATCTGATTTCCTAAACTTCCCCCTCCATTCCATATTAGGATTCATATTTACAATAGAAATAGTGCGAGCATTTATCCAATCCTTTTCTTTAGAAGGCCCCCAACCCACCCCCGCATAAATCATTGAACTATATTTTTTCAAGGTATCAATATCAAAACTCTTTAGACATATGTTACCATTATCATCAATAGAACCATCCCCACAAAGATAACCAGCAAACATAGCCTCATTTTCAGTGATACCAAAATCTAATGCTTTTATTATAGGATAAGAACCAAATTTAAGCCAACTGCCAATCATATTATTAATTCTTTTAGAGCGAGTAGTAAAAAATTTTCTACCTATAAGATTTTCAGCATTTGTTGAAACCCCATCTTCCAGTATACATTTATGCTCCCCTGTAACAGTATAAGTACCCCCCCGTGCATTTACTAATTTTATTTTCTTTACTTTATTATCTAAAATACTACCAGAATTACCAATTTTAAATCCCGCAGAATTATTGCTTTTTATATCTAATTGATTAACAATATCTTTATTCGGATAAACCGTGACAGATTTTATACGAGTCCAATCAGAACCATCCCATATATGTATATGTAAAGGAATAAGATCGGTTTGTTTGATATTCCTATCTTCTTTTACGGATGAAACAAGTGATACTATATCCCGTATAGGTAAAATATCAACGAACCCTTTATTAGTACGCATGAAAAAAGGTAAGCCGGCTATACAGGACTCGTGGTTATATAATATGCCGTTGGATGCGTGAAGATTGTATGCTCTGCGATAATTTCTTGTCATATTATACGCATAGAGTTTAGAACATGCGTATGGAGAATTAGGATCAAAGGGAGAAGTTTCTGATTGAGGGGGTAAAGTAGTCCCATACATTTCTGATGATGATGCTTGATAAAAACGAGGGTGTGTTTTTGATTTGTGAATTGCTTCCAGGAACCTTAAACATCCAAGGCCTGTTATATCGCTTGTATATTCTGGTATGTCAAAACTTATTCTCACATGAGATTGTGCTGCTAAATTATATATTTCATCTGGATGAATTTCATTTATTATATTGAGCAAATGAGTACCTACACTCAGATCAGCAAAATGTAAATTTACATTGCTACTCTTGACATTATATAATCTTTCTAAATTGAATGTTGATGCTCTGCGTATTATACCGTGAACTTCATACCCTTTATTGATTAGAAATTCTAATAGATAAGAACCATCCTGACCAGTAACCCCGCTTATTAACGCTTTCATTATATATTACTCCATTTATCACCATGCTTCATATCCTCTATTACTTCTCTCAGCATAGTATTTTCATATTCTAATTTCTTTATTTCTTTATTCTTATTATCTAATTCCTTATCCTTAATATCAATTTCTTTATTTTTATTGTCCAGTATAGATTGTGCCCATTCTTTTACTTTATTTATCCTGTCCTCTTGGTCATGACCAATATTATTCTTTTGTTTTCTACATAATTTACATTCAGAACGAAATCCATCTTTACTATCTGGATTTTTTGGGAAATCAGATAAAGGTTTATTTTGATTACATGTACGGCATTGCTTCATATTCATAATTCTATTTATATAAATTGGTCCGACCAATCCGATTATATAAAATATTATTATCCGATATACAATGTATTGGTCGGACCAATCAGGATCATCTGGGTTATCTGGATGTTCTGGATGTTCTGGATGATCTGGATGATCAGGATCGTTATCTGGTTGTTCTGGATCATCAGGTCATTCTGGATGTTCTGGATCATCTGGTATTCATATGCCATAATAATAATTTATCAGGATGCTCTGGATCATCAGGTCATTCTGG